CGGTGGTCGCCGTATCATAGCATAATCTTCGTAGCCATCTTCAGAAGCAAAATAAAACACTGAACGAATCATTGGTCTTCTCCGATAATGCGAAAATCAGGATCATTTTCCTTTTTAATCCATCGACACTGATTGGTGCCAGGGATGACAACGAAAAGCTTGTCGTGGTGGTTTTGCTCAACAATGGCCATGGTGAGGCGGGTGCCGATGCGGCTACGGCCTCTGTTGCTGATGGCCAGTATGTTGATTGCGTCTTGCATGGTGAAGCTGCTTCAGAAGGGCTTGTCTGCGGGCTCTAGCGGCCCTGAGGGCTTGCGGCTTAAGCCTCCGCTTGGGAGGCTTGCCGCTGTTGTGCTGGTGATTAGGCACCTGCATGATTGAACACTGGTCGTATCCAGTGGCGATTGGCCGGGAAACACTGCTGCATTTCCTTTTGCCAGAGCAGGGCTTCTTCATGATCTGGGCCAGTGAAGCCACACTGGCGAATGGCCCCATCGGGGGTTTGTTCAAAGAGCCGGAAGAGAGCGACGGTTGGCATGATCTTGAGAACGGGGTGGTGAGCCTCGCGGCTCGTTGAAAGAACAATAGAGCAGGAGAGGCCCCTGGGAAGGGGCCTGTAACAATGCTTAACAAAAGCCCGTGCGGCCGCTGGCGTAGAACCACCACTCTTGCTTGCCAGGGTCGGCATCCCGCCTTAGGGCTTTCCATTGCTCAGGCAGATCCTGTGTCTCAATGCGAGTGCCAGCAGGCACCTGCACAGGGCCGCTGAGAGTGGAGACAGTCCATTGATCCATCACCGGACCATTGATGTACCAAGTGCGGCTCACGTGGAGCAGGCCGACCATTTTCAGCGAGCGGGGGTTGGCAGCACCGATGCGCTCTTGAGAAGGGAAGGGCTGGTGCCAATCGGGCAGGATGACGGTTAGGTCAATGGTTTCAAGGCCCTCGAAAGCGGTGTAAGCGTCAGCGGTAGTAAGTTGCTCGACGGTGTGATTGATGCAGGTCATGGTCTGGAGAGTGGTGGAAGCTCGCGCCTCCGAACAAAGGAACAATAGAGCAAAAGGGGGCTGTGGCCAGCCCCTGAATGATCACTGTCGCTTATGGAAACAATCAGCGCCGCTGATCACAAATGCCGGCCAGCATTTCGCCCACGTAGGCATGAGCAGCACGAAGCTGGTCAAAGGCGTCGTCACGCTCGGCACGAGCTTGGTAGTAAGCGCCAGGGGCCTGCGGATAAAAATCCCGACCATTCAACTCGGCATTTGCCAGAGCATCAATGGCCTTGTCAATGGCGTCGTAAGCAGCAGCGTAACCATCGCGCAGGTCGGTAAAGCCAGTGCCGTTGAGATGGATGGTGGGGATGGTTGCCATGGGAGGAAAGGAAAGGGCGTCGCCGCCGGACAAAGGAACAATACAGGCAAGAGGGGCCGAGGCCTCCTGCTTGTCACAAAGCTTCACAAACGGCGTCGATCAGTTTCTTCTGCGCCACTCGCTTACCATTGACTTTCCAGAGCGTGGTGCTGCTCCAGCGACCACGGCCCATGCACCGAGGCACAATCCAGCAGCTTATTTCCTTCCCATTGAACTCTCCAGAGGCAAAGCCTCCGCCGCTACTTCCATTTTTGCAGCTTTGAGAGAATGCTTGGTCGTAAAGCTTGCCGGTGAAAACAGTGGCGTCAGAAACAAGAAATAGAGCGTCCATGATGATCAACCGTTGATGATGTTGTTGAAATACTGTTCAGCTTCCCACTTGTTGTTAAAAATGGCATAGCTGGTATAGTGGAGCTGAAGGTCAGTAATGCGCTCCCATCCATAAGCTTCCCATTTGCAGCAGCCATTGGCGAGCATGATGCTTCTGACGCCATAGCCAGAGTTCTGGGCTTGGCGGTCGGCTTCTAAGCGAGCCTCGTAAGAGGGATAATGCTTCATGATTCTGAGGAATGGCGGACCTCGCGGCCCGTTGCAAGTAATGTACAGGCAGGAGGGGTCTGGTCAGCCCCTCCGTAACAATTGTTTACAAGCGGCCTGGGCTCTGCGTGCCCTGCACCACCATGAACGTTTTGGTGATGAACACGGCCCTGAGGCTTCTGGCTTGTCGTTCTAGGGCTTGCCTATCAGGGCTGGAATCGAGCATGGCCCATGCCGTGCCCGACAGCGCCCAAAGGCTCCAAACGTTGTCGCGATCAAGAACTGCCATGGTCAGAACACCAGCTCCTTTCCATTGCTTTTGATGCTCACCACACGCTCGCAATCAAACGAGCGCCAAGCGCCTTGGCCTTCGTTGCGGGCAATGGTAAAGTCGCGGCAGCGAACGATGCCGGGCTTCTTCAGAGCATGGCCAGTGCCTTTGATCTCACAAGAGTCGAGGGGGTTGAACTGCAGTTTGCGCAGGGTGCCATCAGCCTTGATGAACTGCACGGAGACGATTGCTGCGCCTGCGTCGCGAATGAAAGCTTTGATGGAAGCGGTTTTGTCCATGGGAGGGAAGATGAATGGTGAGGCTCGCGCCCCGTTGAAACTATGATTGCCCATCGAGAGCCTTTTGGGAAGCCCTTTGCCTATTAGCGTTGCTTATGGTGTAACTGTACTAGGGGCATGCGTGAGCCTGCAGTAGCGTTCGGGGTGGAGTGCCATGCACTTGCGGAGGGCGGTGAGGTCGTCTTGCTGCTGCACGGGTAGCGTGGCCAAGGCCAGCAGGCTTGCGAGCGTGAGCAGCGGCAGCATGATGCTTTGCATGGTTAAGAGGCGATGCTTGCGCACGATAACGAGCGAGCCGGATCTCGCAAGAGCTCAGTTGCTTTTCGTTACGAAGCTGGCTAGGCCCAAAGAAAAAGGCGCTCCATGCGAAGCGCCCTTGGTTTCCTCCATTGTCCCTTAGGCCACCTTGGTGCCTACACCACCTGGTAACAGACCGTTGCCAGGCCGCTACCAGGGTGAGCGATGCGAGCAAAAGCGCCATAGCTCAGGTCGAGAATCCTACCACCGTACCAAGGGCCTCTATCAGTCACCTTGACGATTACGCTCCGACCATTGCGCACCACTCTCAAGCGGGTGCCAAGCGGAAGCGATGGGTGGGCAGTGATCATGGCTCGCGGGTTCATTGGCTGACCATTGGCCATTGTCTGGCCTGCAAAGCCATCGCCGTGACCGTAGAAGCTGGCTTCGCCGCAGCGAGACTTAGCCTCCGCAGCAGCAGGCACCAGAGCGCCCAAGACAACGGAAGCTGAAAGAAGAAAACGAAAAAGCATCAGGAAAGAAAAAGAAGAAGTGAGACTACGGAGGGTCGCCCCTGCCAAGGTTTACCGTATCACAATTGCGGGGCTTGCTGCCGTGGCTGGTAGTGGTGCTATGATTTGCAAGCTTGAGTTGGTCCTGGCCGAAAGGCCCGTCGCTGACGCCGCAAGGGTGGACGCTGCTGAGCACTCTGGACTTTTCGCGAGGACTGTCCCTAGCATTGCATGGGCTAGTGAGAGGAGTGCTCCCCTTTGGGAGGGAGGCTGTGGCATCGGAAGCTCAAGTAAAGGAAGAAGGGCCGCAAGGCCCTTCTTTTTTGCTTATAGGAAGCCAGCTAGACTCGCAATAGAAAGCTGTCCAGTTTCTAATGACTGAACAAGAACGCGAGCGTGAGCGTTTGGCACGATGGCTGAGGAATGATCCAGAATATGACGACTGGACCTATGCCACAGAGCCCATCCCTGGTGATCATTCATGGACAAAGAAAAAGGCTCCCGAAGGAGCCAGTGATCACGATGCGTCGTCCCAGTCGGGCTGAAGCTGGATGTCGTAGTGACTATGAGGGTAAAGCTCTTCTGCAATGATGCGAGCTTTTTCCCTGGTGGGAGCGAGGATAGACAATATATTCACATTGCCATCGTTTTTGATCGTCACTTCCCAAGGCATGCAAACAGGCAGGGAAATCATTTCCTCCCTTCCATTGCTTCCCAAGTCATTGCGGCAGCATAAGAAGTGAGATAGGCCATGAGGTCGTCAGAAGTAGGGGCTTCGCTGATCACTGCTTCATGCTCCTGCAGGTGGCGCTTGTGTGCTGCCTTGAGGGAAAAATAAAGCGTTTCAATGGAGCGACTATGGCAAGCAGGCATCACTGACATGGCCTCTTCAAGCGTGATGAGCCATTCTTCAAGGCGCTTTACGGAGAATCCCCATGCAACGTGAGGGTTGCCAAAGTTCATGACGAGCTTGCCGTCAGTAGTGAAGGCAGTGGTTTCGCCAGACGATTCGGTTTTAATGCGGGAAGCCATGGAGGGAATGAGAAGGAACTTGCCCATCATCAAGGGCAGAGTGGGGCAGAGTCAAGGGGCAGAGTTATTAGTCTTGCTTATGGTCTTTGGCGGCTTCCAGCCAGTTGCAAGGAAATGCCCTTTACCAATGGGCTTCAGAAAAACGTGACGGCCTGCTCTGGCGATGATGCTTTGAAAAGCTTGTCGCTTGGTCTTGTCCAAGGGCATGCCAGGCTCCATCAACCAGCTATAGGCCCAGTCGGCTAGTTCTTCGAGGTCTTCAATGGAGGATGTGCGAAGAGAATAATGACGGCCACGCTGCGCCACTTTCTGCCAGGCAGGATGCACGGGAGGGTTTTCGGCCACTAGATCTTCTGCTTCCTTCCGCAGCACTGGCGGAATGCAAATGGTGACCATGGGCGGGAGGGAGTCCATGATCAAAGCAACGGGTCGGTGTAAGGGTCAAAGATGTCAGAAGGCTCTTCACCAGTTTCCTCGAGCCTTTCCAGCACGGCCTGATTGATTTGCTGACGCATGGCCGCCCTGTAGTCGTCGTCCCCTCCAAAGCTTCCCACGTCTTCCATGAGCCTGACGGCTTGCGTGAGTTTGTTCATGTCGCAGGCAGTCAACACGGCTTCTTGGATGGCGCCATTGAGCATGTGCTGCTCGAGCCAGGTGCCATGCAGCTCCACCCACTTGCCAAGGGCCACAATGGCCATTGCCTTGAGAGCTTCGTCCCCATAGCGCTCTAGGCTTTTCTCGAGCAGGTCAGCAGCGTCAGGAGCAATGGCGAAGGTGGAAGGGTCGGTGAGCAATGGAAAAAGCCCTTCATCAATTGCTGCTCGCTTGCTGGCTTTTGCTTCCCTTGTTTTACGAAGGAAGTTGCCCACAGAATCAAACGAAAAGTTCATCAAGACAAAGCAGTCCCATCAAGCGTAGCGATGCACGGGAGGGCCTGTCAAGCTAAGAAATAATTAACTTTCCTCTCCATCGTCCTGTTCGCTATTCGCGAATAGCAAAGGCTTGCTGGGACCAGTGGGCTCTCCTTGTTCGTCGAAATAAGCCTCAGCGTCAATGGCAGTGGCTCTAACTTCACTATTGCTTTCAGCTTCTTTTATTTTACGAACTTCCTTGCTTAAATTATCAAGGAATGCTTTGTAGCCGCTCTTTTCTTCCGTTTGTGGCTTCACATCGAACAGGCCAATCAGCTTTGCTTGCTGCTCCAGACAGCTACGGGCAATGCCAAGGAAGCCGCTTTCGCCAGCACTTTCTTCCATGCGCACAATGGTTTCGCCAGGGCCGTCAGGCCCTTCCTTGTAAGTGGTGACCTTCTTGCGCTTGCTGTGTTCAAAGCTTTCGAGGGCTTTGTCTTTAAGCTCGCCTTGTTCTTTGATTAGCCGTGCCCGCCAAGTGTCTTGGCTCTTAAGGATTTCAGCAGTCCATAAGTTGCGGTTGTGATGACGATCGGCGCTAACAGTTTCTTTGCTTAGCTTCAAGATGTCGGCAATTTGCCTATTGCTTAAACTTGCCGCCAAAAGCTCCTGCACCATATACCGGCGCAATCCAGTGAGTTCTTTGGTGTAGGGAATCTTGCCCGGACCTGCTCCCACTCTGTCACGAATGTGCTCAATTTGCTGAGGCGTCATTCCAGCTTCCAGAAGCACCTTCACGCCATATTTCAATTGCTGCTCCTTGTCCGGGAAGTCAATTTCAGGAAGGGGCATGGTCAATGGGCAGTAAAATCATTTTAAGGGCTTGTCGCCTTTACCAAGCAAGCTTCTAGCGAACAATGCAGCAAAACGCTCTTGCTGCTCTGGCACCACTGCTGAAGGACTGTCGCTAATGGCTTTGCGCAACACATTTAGCTCTTTCCACTCCCTATCAGAGAGCAATGGTAAAGGAATAAATGGGGCGCTCATCTGATGGTAGCAAGGTAAACAATGGAAAGGAAATAAGAGAGTCCTGCGATAAACAAGACTCCCGCAAGGCCGCTAATTACGCCAATGCGAATTTCATGCTCTCTTATCTTTTGATCAATAAGAGCAGTGACTTCCGCTTTGGTTAATGGTGCGGTCAAAATAGCTCAACTGGAGGAGTGTAAACAAGACTTTCTTTGTAGCCTTTAATTTGATAGTCGCCCATATCATCAGCCAGTTTTTTGGCTTCTTTCAATTGGCGCTCTAGCATTTTAATGGCTTCGCCATAGTCTTTTTCTGCTCTGCGCTGCAGGCGAATGTTGCCATAGTTGCTTTTCTCTTGGTCAATGCCAAGGTCTTGCATGAGAGCAAAAATATCTTCACGGCATTGCTGCTCCTTTTCGGACAATGCGCGTTGATTTGCTTTGATAGCTTCCATTTCTTTTAGGAGGCTGATCAGCTCTTCATTGTCCATCACAGACTGCCTCCGCTAATCGTTGCCACGACAAAGCCTCGGTCAATCAAGCTTTCGATTTCATCAAGGCTTCCTCTCCAATGGCGCTCGTTATTTTGATCGCGAGCAGCGTAAAGGATTCTGCTGGGAGGCAGGGGGCCTCTGTCGGGCCTGGAATAACCATGGTGCTGGTACACCTCGATCGTTGTTCCGTTGTGCTCGAGCAGAGGGAGTCTGTCTGGAGCGAGAGGAGCTGTGGGCATTGATCAAGAAGATTAACTACAGGCCGCTTGAACAAGCTCGCTGGGGCTCGCCTGCGCGAGCGGCCTTCCCACAATAGTCATTTTTCAGAAGAAGTCAATGGAAAGGAAATTAAAGCGCCATGAACAAGGTCGGCCTGGGGGCCTCCTGCGCGATGGCGCTTGCGAAGGATACTTGCATTCTCAATAACAGGCGGTTATTAAGAATCCAACTAAATTTTCTTCCCATTGATCTCCCTGGCCAGAAGCGCCGCAGGGACTGAAACGGGCTGGTGTCCCCAGGCGCGTAGATGCGCGTGCTAAGGCACTGGACGAGTATAACCACCCTGTCAAGCCAAAAAAGACAGTCAAAATATTGGCATACGCCCCGTCCAAAATATTGTGCCATCATGAAGAGATGGATCAGCCTCAAGTCCGTCGACATCGCAAGTGGACAACACTTGATCAGGTCACTGCAGAAGTCGCGGCAGCTTGCGGCTGTAGTTTGTATCAAATTGCAAAAATTTTACGTCGAACGCCTATTGGCGTGTCCTATCGACTCCACGCAGAAAAAAATTGCAACCGCAAAGCAAGCCATGCTAAGTGGCAATCGCAAAACAGAGAAAAAATTTCAAAAGCTGCAAAAGCCTGGAAAGAGAACAACAAAGAAAGAAGAAAACAAGCAGACAAAGAATGGACACAAAATAATCCAGAAAAGGTAAGAGAAAAGGGCAGAAGAAGGCGTGCAAGGAAATACAGCGCCGTTCGAAATGCAATTATTGCAGTTACACATGAAGACATTGAACTATTAAAAGAAACTTTTAGCCAGAGTTGTGTTTATTGCGGTTCCCAAGAGAGGTTAACAATTGATCACGTCATTCCATTGGCAAGGGGCGGAACACATGAGCTTAAAAATTTACTGCCGTGCTGTAAGTCTTGTAATTCCAGCAAAAATTGTTTACCTGTTCAATCTTGGTATCAATCGAAACCTTTCTTCAGTAAGCAGAGATGGGATGCAATTGTTAAATTTCATCCTTGGCTGGGAATCTCTTGATCCCGCTTGACGTAGATGTATAATGAGCGAGCCTCTCAACCAACCATGCCTGAACCTCGTTTGACCAAGCTTCCTCGTAACGGCCCGAAGCCCGGCCAGAGCACTGCCGCATGGCTCTATGGCAAGGACAAGAACTGTCAAGCTGAGCGTGATGCTGCCAAGTGGAAGGAGGGCAAGTGATGGGACCATGGGAAGCCTTGGTCATTATTGTCCTTTTCATCTGCATCACCTATATCATCGCCACTACTTAGAGAAAACAACTAATGACTAACCAACAACACCCCATCACCCCACCGCCAGAGCTGGTGCAGCAGTGGTGGGAAGAAGCTGACCAGTACCAAGACGATCCGAAGACTTACTTCGACTACGTTGCCACCGAAGCCGCCCAATGGGGCGCCGATAAAGAGTTACTAGCTTGTGGAAATTACCTTAAGCAGTGCGCTGCGTGGGAGGAAGAAGATGTAATTGAGTTTTATAATTATCGCCGCCCCAAGCCACCGAGCTTAAAGGAGCAGGCGTTAAAAGCATTAAATGATATTTCTATTGCTTCGTTTGAACAAGATGCAGCAAACACTATTCGCCAAGCTCTTGAATCCCTGCCCGATTAGTCAACATCCCTTCTATGTCTGCTCAACCACGGATCTTTACAGTTGACGAACTTGATGAGTTCTGCCTTTGGTGGTGGGGCTCAGACAATGACGAGCGTACAGTCACTGATGTAATTGAAAGCGGAAGCATGACTGCGTTTGCTGAAGCTTGTATTGCCCGCTGGGGCAAGTAGTCCGATCAACTTATGAAAAACCATTTTGTTGACATCACCAAAAAGGTGGCATCTGCGCTGTTTCTAGCGTTCTGCCTCTATCAGGCTTTTTTTGGCCACACAGGCTATTGCTACCCGTAGGTAACAAACAATCAACCGAATCCTTTTTGCTCCTTCCAGGAGCTTTTTTCTTGAGCAGCTTCTTCCGTAATTCCCGATGGGGAAGACTCTTTAGCCTTTAATGTTTCAGCCTCTGTTTCTTCTCGAGAAAGCTCGTCCCAGAAAGGATTAGAAACTCCCCAAGAAGGATCGTGATCGGCCCAGATGATCTTCATTATTGACAATTATGCACTAGCCATAATTATAAGCCAGTCATAACCTCCTTAAAAGAATTCGTCATCAAGGGAGCTGTCGCTCTCTTTTGCGGGAGCAGCGGGAGAGTGATTGTTCTCGAAATCAAGGTCTGGCTCTTGGTATTCCCAGGAATGGTACACTCTCTGTTTTTCTCCATTGGGACCATTCTCAAAGCTGCTGGTGATCAAGCCTTGCCTTCTAGCCACTTCCAACATTTTGCTCGTGCCAGCAATGTCAAACGCTCCAGCCATTGCTGCCGCTTGTTGTTTCGTGAAACGTTCGTGCTTACGCATGTTGATGGTGTTCACCACGCGATCCAGCTCTTCCAAGCTTCCGCCAAGAGGGCCAGCATATTCCCAGCCATAGTTCAATGCATCGCGGCGAAGCATATGCTTGCCAGTGAGACCACTCCTGCTCTTAAGCCATTCAAGATGGAACTGACTGCCGTCAAAATTATTTTCAGGCTTGGTAAGTTTTACCACTTCGCTAACATTATCAACAAAACTTGTTGAGTCACGAAGTCCTCCGCTTTTGTTCAAATGGTGAAGAATGAGAATGGAACATTTGTAAGTGTTGGCAATATCACGCAGACCATAAATAACATCGCCAGCATTACTTTTAATTAGATCCACGTCCATGCCCGCAAGGCACGCGGTGAGGGAGTCAATGGTAATAAACAATGGGCGATGCTTACGAACGTAATCTTCCAACTGTCGCATGTGAGCAAAGCGCCAAGTCTCCCAGAATGCAATGGTGCCAGGATCTAAGCCAGCATCTTCATAGCCGATCACACCAAGCTTTTCGCTGGTATCTACCAGGGGCTCGTCGCTTTGAATGATAAGGCTCTTACCTTTCATGCAGCGCCGTCCAGACCATGGCGTGCCAAGGGCAATGTGCAGCGCCCAGTTGTAGGCGACGGTGCTCTTGCCGGTGCCGCCAGAAGCTGCTAGCAGCATCACAGTGCCAAGCGGCATGATGCCAGCAATCAGCCAATCGCGAGCCTTGTCGGAGTTGGCAATGGTCAGAGCATCAATGGTTTCAATTTCTTCCCTGCCATATATGCGTCCTTTTGCTTCTTCAATGATCTTATCAATGTTTTGCTGATTCATCTTCACTGCACGCTGCTCCAACCATGAGCTGGTTTCGTAAGCAATGCGAGCATCATTGGCGTAGAGGCCAACGAAATTCTCTACCGTGGAGATGATCTCCTCGTAAGAGGGCTTGCCGTCTTGATTCTTGTGGCGGCTCTTGGTGACAATGGAAGAAAGCAGTTCATCTTTCGTGGCGCCTTCTTCAATGTAATCAGCTAAGTCATAGCCATTTCCGGGCGGGAGATTGTCCCATTCCCACGAACGCGGATCGGCATACAGCCACGATGCTCCAGGATTGTCATTGGCGATTTCTGCCATGAAGGCCACGCCTTGTTCATCCCTGTCGGGAGCCAGGACAATCTTCTGTCCCTTGAAAAGCTGGCTGTAGTCGCCGTTGGTGCGATATTGTTTCGATCCGCCAAGGAAGGTGACAGCAGGCAGGCCAATAGCCCAGCAAGCTTCGCAAGTGAGTTCACCTTCGACGACAATGACAGGCAGGCCAGTCTTCTGGCTCTCCTCAACGGCTTCCGAATATTTGTACGGCAAAATGCCGGCTTTCATCTCTTGCAGGAGCGCCTTCTGGTTGGTGGCGTCCGATGGGATGGTGGGAAATTCTTGCCAGATGCGTTTTGAGCCGCTCGAATCGTCTCGATGCACCCGAACGATTTCTTCGCGCTGTTTGTTGTAGTAGGGGAAGTGATGCGAGCCAGTCTCCCTGTAGGGCTTTTCCCATCGCACCATTGGAGCCAGCACATTGCGGATGTCGGCCCTGTGAGCGGAGCTGGGGTCGTGCCAGCAGTTGTAGCCGCCTGTGGTCTTGTTCACCGTGAAGTCGTTGCCGCCGCATGCGGGGCAGACAAACTTGCCCTTCTCGTTGCTGGGCTCGAGTTGCTCGAGGAAGTCGAGGATGTTAAAGGCCATGCAGCATGGGAGGAATCAGACCATCATGCCATCACGAGCCTGCTGTCGCAAGGCTTGTGGGCCATAAGAAAAGCTAATGGTTGAAAGGGCTTGCAGGAGGGCTTTGTGGGCCTATGCTCGGGAAGCCCTCGACAAAACCATGCCCATCAGCCTTTATGAAGGCGGCAAGCGTCGCCGCCACCTTACCCTCTCTGACCAAGCCTATGCCCACCTTTCGGCCATTTCCAGCGCCGCCCAACTTAGCAAGTCCGAAGCCGTGGAGCGGATTCTTCGGGGCTTTAGCTTCTACGAGGCGGACATCCTTAAAGACGAAGTGTGGCCCAGCATCATCGACCATTCCATTCCCGGAGACCATGGAAACTAAAACTCTCTTTGTTTCGGAGATGATTCTCCTGCTGGAGCAATGCGTTGCAGAATTTGGCGACATGCCTGTTGGGGCTTATTCTGCTGAATACTGTTACGAACTGGGCAGAGCCGAAGACCTCATGAGCGTGTCCTTGCGGGTGATGAGTTCTTACTCAGGTTCATCAGCGGAGAACTTGCCTGGCATCGATCTCTCAAGCGATCGCTCTTCCACCCTCGACGACAAATTCCTTACCATCTTTTACAACGACAAATGAATGTTTCCGAACTGCGCGAAATCCTTGCCAAGGCCGAAACCCAGCATGGCCCCGACATGCCCATTCTTCTCTGCTTTGAAGAAACGGCTATTGATGAGGGCTATGAAGAGGCTTCCACTGAAGGCATTAGCGATGTGCGAATTGTAGAAGATTGGCCTCTTCCTGGTACGAGCCTGACCACTTATGAAGGCGAAAAGCCCAAGAAGCTTGTCATTTTCTATGACAATCATTACAAGCTCGACTCGTCCATTGTCAAATGAACCACTCCTTCCTCACCTACGACCCTGCTAGTTTTGCTTCCATGACTCTTCCCGTGACTGCCGTGAACGAAGCCATGCTCACCGAGCGCATGCTTGGCCATTTTTCGCCCCTTGACATTTCTCCTGAAGCCTTTAAGAAAGCTTACGAGCTTCCCATTGGCGATCACGTTGAGAAGAACTACAAAGGGCTCTCCTATCTGTCTTGGCCTTTTGCCTTCCGCTACCTCAACGAGCAATTTCCTGGCGTGTTCGTTGCCTTTGAAGAAAAGGAATCTGGCTGGCCAGTATTTGGCCGAGATGGCTGCTGGCTGCTGCGTCCTTATTTGACGGACGGCATTAGACGCACTCCTGCGTTGGTGTTCCCCGTGATGGACAACAAGCACAACGCAGTGAAGGAGCTGGATGCTCGTCAAGTGAGCGACAACATCCAACGTGCCAGTGTTAAGTGCATTGCCACCTTCACCGGCCTTGGCCTCAAGCTTTATGCAGGTGAAGACATTCCTAAAGCCGATGAAGAAACAACGTCCAGGCTCCCGCTCCAACAGGAAAGCCCGAAGCCTGAAGCGCGGACTGTCGCGAAGGAACAAAAGGCTACAGACCCTGCTGCAGCATCTGGAGGCGATGGAACTTCTGCCTCTAATGGAGCCAGTGAGTTCGATGGCAAAGGAGCGCTTCTTAGCTTCTGCAAAGCCAATCCTCTCGGCAAAGCTGATGAGCGTGCAAGCCTGATGCTGGGCAAGAATGCGCTGCAGGCCCTTGGCTTGGCGAAAGGCGAAGACATTCAGGATGCTGAAATGTTTGCCAATGTCATTAGCACCATGGTCACTTCATGGACCAAGGAAGAAGGCATCAAGATTACAAAGGTGGCAATGGCAAAAGAAATTGATTGCCTGCGTGCCGCTTGTCTTGATGGAGCTGATGCTGCCATTGAATGGGTCAAGGCGTATGTGGAGGGAAAAAAGTAGACAGGGCAGCAGCCGGGCTCGCAAGAAGCTTTGCGGGCCTGATTGCCTGCGACGAAGACGGAAATCCTCTCGATGAACATTATGCGGTTTGATGAGCTGCAACACTGCCCTGAATGCGGTAGTCTCTGGCACGACCAGCCGATTCCAGAAGAAAGCCGTCATTTATTTGGCGGCTCTGAATGGTTTAGCCGCGTGATTCTCCTGTCGTCGCGGGAGGCAGACCGTGGCTTTGCCTATCAATGCCCAGACTGCGGCACCACTTGGGACCGTGGCACTGGCGCGATCATTGACCATCCCAAAGTAAGCCTTTCGTTTCCCCGACCATGAAAATCGTTCTCATTTTCTTCTGCTTTTTGCCCATCACTGCTGCAGCTTGCAACCAGCCCATCATCAAAAACGGCTCCTGCCCGCTTGGCTACTACAGCTCTGGCGGCTATTGCATTCCTAGTCGTTGACGGTACAGTGGCTTGTCTAGACCTTTGTTTGGCAGCCACCGTGCCTTCGTTTGAGCAGTTTGAGCCGAAGCGCATCAGCCTCAACGGCAAACGCCACTACATCAACGAAGGGTTTCCCAATGTGCCGGAGGGCATCGTCCTACCTTCCGTCACTACCTTCCTTTCGGCCATGGCTCCCGTAGCCAAGGTGATGGCCCTGATTAACTGGCGCAAGCGTGTGGGAGCTGATGAAGCTAATCGCCGCACCCGCCTTGCAGCCAATCGTGGCACCTGGATGCACGGTGTGCTGGAAGATCATTTCGATGGGGAAGATATTGAGCACCACCTTGACAAAGCTCCCGACTGGCGCCCCTACTTTGAAGCAGTAGAGCCATTTTTAGAGGGCATTCAAGAGCCGCTGCTGGTGGAGAGTGCCGTGGCCTGGTATGACGCTGGCCTTGGCATTGGCTACTCAGGCACGCTCGACATGGTGGCGCAAATGACCGGCGGCGCCATTGCTCTGGTCGATTGGAAGACCAGCTACAAGGAGAAACCTGACTACCAACTGGCCGACTACAAGCGGCAGCTAGGCGCCTATTCCATGGCAGTAGAGCAAATGTACCAGCAACCCATTGATGAGGCATGGTGTGTTATTGCCTGCTACGACCCCGAAAACGAAGAAAGCGAGCCGTCATTGCAGCTCGTCCACCTTGATGGCTTTGAACTGATCAACCAGCAGCGCATCACGGCAGACACTGTTAAGAGATATTTCAAAGACCACTACCCAGGAGGCAAGGCATTTGCGCTCACCATGGATAGGGGGTAAGATTGGCAGGCCCACAAAGGGCTCCATCACTCCTCAGGAGAAACACCATGGCTGGAAAGCCTCCAATCACTGCTGCCATCGACCTCACGGTTGACGTTCTGAAGGCCCTTAAGGAAGCAGGCCCCAACGAGCGCGGCAACTATTCCCTCGACATGGCTGTCTGGCCGAACGAGCGCAAGACTTCCGACCGTGCCCCTGGCTTCACCGGCTCTGTCAAGGTGAAAGGCCAGAAGGAAGGCGCCAAAGGCTATGCCAGTCTTTGGGACAATCGTGAAGGCGGCTCTGACGACCTTTTCTGAGCCATGAGCCTGCTCTACGACAAGGAAATTGCCAAGCTCGCAGAGCTGGACATCTTCCTTCCTTTCGTAGGCGAAAAGCGACGATCGCTTGACTGTGGAACCAAGGCCATCTCGTATGGCCTTTCCCAGGCAGGTTATGACATTCGCCTGTCGCCTGACCAGTTCCTGATTTTTGATGGGAAAGACTACAAAGGGAAAAGCAAGCCAACGCTTGACCCTAAGCTCATGCCAATCACTGGCTATGAAGCTTGTCTGAATCATGGTCCCCATGGAAGTTGGTTCGTCCTGCCTCCCCATAGCTTTGGCCTTGGCGTGAGCCTGGAATTGATTTCTATGCCTCCGTCCATCATGGGGCTATGCGATGGAAAGTCCACCTACGCTCGCTGTGGCATCATCATCAACGTGACGCCCATTGAGCCTGGCTGGGCCGGCCATCTCACCATGCACATTGCCAATCCCACGGCATTTCCCGCTCGCATCTATGCGAACGAAGGAATTGTGCAGGTGATGCTTTACCAGCTCGATGGTGCCGTGGAAGAGGCTTATTCCGGCCACTACCAAAACCAAGGGGCTAAAGTACAGCTAGCTGCCGTGTAGGCATTGAGCGCTCTTGAAGATCAATTTCTCAGCCTTTGGCAAGCGCATTTCCCAAAGTTAATTCTTGAAAGAGAATTTTCTGATATTGATGCGTGGGAAAAAGATTTTCAAGAGCGCTATTCCCGCAGCAAACGATCGAAACGGTATCGCCTTGACTTTGCTCATCCCCTCTCTCGCACTGGCGTCGAAATCCAAGGTGGCGTTTACAGTCGTGGCCGCCACGTCACTGGCTCTGGTTATGAGCGCGATTGCAAAAAATATAATCTCGCGTATACAAGCGGCTGGACAATCTTCCTCCTAACTTCTACCATGGCCAAAGACTCGGCCTGGCTTTCTTTGATTGCTTCGCATATTGTTGCACAATCTCAGCGGCCTCATTCATAAGTTCATCTGCTGCCCGTAAATCAAGCTCTTTCTTGGCTAGCGCCTGGCGAAGCTGAATGTTTTCCAGCATCATGCTTTGCAGGGCCGTGTTCATGGTGGACCAGCCTTCAAGCAAATTCTTTGCTACTGGCTTCAACTGATCCAAGCTTGAGCATTCGTCAATAGCTCGCTTGTTTACTGTCAAAGCAAACTGACGCTCTGCTGAATGCTCGAACGGTCCCATAATGCCCCGCTTGATCTGACCATTGTAGACCATCTCCACTGGAATACAAAAGCTCATGCATTCGCCCTCCTTTGTTGTCTTTAGGCTAAAGCAACATGATGGTCGCAAGAGTTTTGTCAAGGCAGTGGATGATGGTAGGAGTGCCGAAAAAGAAGGTTCGGACTGCCAGAAAGTCTTGCGCCCACTGAGCAGAAAGCATAGACTGCCGCAGTTGCCCAAGAATTATGCATGGACCATTGGAGAGCGAGTGGTACTGGTCACCCTCACAGGGGCTGGTATGGTGCCGACAAGCCTCTTCGGCATCTTCCAAGGTTTTGTTAAAAGCAATGGAAGAAAAGCGGCAGTGGTCGCCTGGGAGCGAAAGGATACTCTCGTCTCTAGTACAGTGGCAATTCAACGCATCCGCCCCATCGCCCTCATTCCTCAATGACTGTCTCTGACGACACTGCCACAAAGCTTGGACGCCTTGTTGGTTTAAGCATCAGCGCATTTTTAATCACTTGCCTGCGTGCATGGATGTTAAGCCTTTGCGCCGCCATTCTTTTCCCGACCTTTGTGCTCGGCTTTTGGCAATGGTGGCTCCTTGCTTTTACCTTCCGCCTGATGACTGGCACTGATCGCACCTCCAATGACTAATTTCCGTTCCATTGATCCCCTTAAAGACGGCAAGAGCCTCGTGGCTCTCATCGACTCCATGGGCAATAGTTTGTCCGTGGTAAATGATGCCCGTCAAAGCTTTGACAACAGAAAAGAGCAATGGGACGAGAAGGACGAAAAGCTTCTCAACTATCTTGCTCGTGAGCACCACACAAGCCCATTTCGTGGCGTGGTGTTCAAGTGGCAGGTGAAAGCGCCTTTATTTGTTGCTCGTCAATGGTGGAAGCACACTGTTGCCTCTACTTACGTTGATGATCAACTTGGCTGGAACGAAAAGAGCTTCCGCTATTGCTCAGCAGAAGATGCTCAGTTTTACATGCCTGACCAGTTCCTAGGGCAATCGGAGAGCAACCGTCAAGCGTCTGCAGGCCCCGTTAGCACCAGCGCACAGTCAAGGGCCAGGCTCTTCTATGTGCAGGGCGTAGCGACGGCCAAGGCGGCCTATGAGGAGCTGATTGCAATGGGAGTGAGCAAGGAGCAGGCTCGAGCTATTCTGCCTCCCGCCATGTACACCAGTTTTGTCTGGACATGCTCGCTGCAGGCTTTGCTGCATTTCATCAGCCTTCGCATTGGCAAGGGCGCTCAGTATGAAATTGTGGCCTATGCCGAGGCTTTGTTAGAGCTTGCTCGCCCCATCGCTCCTGAAGCCTTTGCGGCTTTTGAAACCAACAACTACCAATTCTGATTATGCACGATCCCGTGAACAGCCCGTCGCACTATGCCAGCGGCGCCATCGAAGCCATCGAAGCCATCGAAGCTTCCATGAGCGGAGAAGCCTTTAAGGGCATGCTCAAGGGCAACATTCTGAAATACATTTGGCGCTATGAAATGAAAAATGGCGCTCAAGACCTCAAAAAGGCTCAGTGGTACCTGGATCGCTTAATTGCTATGGTCGAGACAGAAGAAGTGAAGGCCAATGACACGGCGACGAAAGTGCTAGCCATCATGCGAGAAAGTTTGGGCTTAGAAGAAGAATGCACAGATGGCTTTTGTCCCATGCCCTCCGTCAGACAAGGTCCTTCAGAACTGTTCGAGCCAATTAACTAGCAAGCTTTAATTGCGACAAAGGCGGCCACAAAGCCGCCTTTTGCTTTTCATCATGCACTGGCACGATTCGCTGCGTTTGCTCCATCCATTGCTCCCATTCTCCAATGTCTGTATGAGCACTGATGAAGCTATGAGCATGCACCCACGCAAGAAGCTTCTCTTCCCGCTCTGACGTCCAAAACTTCTGTGGTCGCCACCATTCAAACACTGGCAAGCTCCCCTTGCTCGCATTGCAGGACAGGCAAGCAGGAGCGCTGTTCCATTTTGAAAAATGCGGACCGCCTTTGCTCTTGGGAACAATGTGGTCGATGGTCAGATTTTCCGTCCACTTGCCGCAATAGGCACAGGCACAGTGACCAAATGGGCCTCGCAGGAAGTAGTCTTCAAAAATACTTTTTCGGAAACGACGCTTAGCTTCTCCAGGGCGTAATTCACAAAGGGAATAAAGAAGAAAGTCGGCCTCATTTCCTTTCCCCATGGCGAAATAAGTTGTCTTGCCTTAAGCCTACCCAGAAAAACAACGGCGTGGGAATTGTTTAGAATGGACAAAAAGCTTGCGTGCAATGAATGCCTGGCAGGAACAACTAGCGCATTTGGCCGTGAGCATTACTGCTGGCATGCTGCTCGCCACTGGTGGCATGATGATGAGCATTGGCCAGCAACAAGTGAAGATCACCACGCAAGTGGAGAATATTGCAGAGAAGCTTGATCAACTCACAGAAAATATTAAGGGCTTGGAAACAAGGGTGCGTTCGCTTGAAATTGGACGCTAGGCTTTAAGAAACTTTCTTTACGATCATGACTGGCGTCGAGTGGTTCGTTGTTGGCGGCATTGTCATTGCTGCTCTCGATCAAGTGATTCAACACACTCCTTGGAAGGAGAACAACCTCATTCAATTGCTCCTCACTGGTCTTAAGGCTATCTTCCGCGTGAAGGGCTGAAGCCAGTGGCCACAAGCAAAGAGTTCTGGGATGAGTGTTTTCAGCTTGCTCGCAAGCACGGGGCGCGATTCCCAGAGCTTGTGGCGGCTCAATGCTGTTTAGAGAGCGGCTTTGGCCAACACACTTCTGGCAAGCACAACTACCTTGGCCTAAAGGGCGGGGGCAGCGTGGTATCTACGCAAGAATTTTACGATGGGAAGTGGGTGACAATCAAGGCGGGCTTCATTGATTTTCCAAGCTTATCCGCCTGCATCGAATATCTCATCACTCGCTGGTATAAAGACTATAGGCAGTTTAAGGGCATTAACAATGCTCCTAATCGTTACGCCGCTGCTCGCATGCTTAAGGAGCAGAAATACGCCACTGACCCAGAATATCCCGCGAAACTTTCGCGGCTAATGAAACAATACGCTCCCGAATCCACCACTTCTACCATGATCGGTCCAAAGAAACGCCCGCAAGATTTTGGCTTCAAGAGAGGCGACTCCCACTTGATCGTCAATGATCTAGTGGAGACGATGAAGGCTTTTTCTTTTGAAGGAAAACTACTATGGGAGATTCCCTGCTTGGCTCGTGGACAATACAGCGACTTTGAATGGAAGATTAAAAATTCTGACTGTCCTCCCGGCCTATACAAATTGGGAGCTATTTACAGAGACTATGAACGAGTTGGGAACAACCCTGCTTACGACCGCACTCTAATGGCGTATGGCTGGTACACCTTTGACATGGTTGAGTTAGAAAATCAAGAGGCCAAGCACGGACGCTCTGGAATTTGCCTCCACGGGGGTGGGTCCGCAAATGGCTGGCCGGGCGCGTGGGCACCCAAGCAGCCGCTAGTGCCAACTCATGGTTGTTGCAGAATCTTTAACATTGATCTTCGCGATAAAGTATTGCCGCTAACCAAGGCCGGCACAGTATTTCTGTCAGTTTTCCAGGAAGGTTAAGCAACGTGCTTCCATTGCTCTTTTATTTTATGGAAAAAAGAGAAGGATGAACCGGCAGTCCTGGCTAAATGCACTGTGCTATGAAGCTGGCCTTTGGGCCGCAGGACAGTGGCCTTCGCTAGCGGGAAGACCTTGGTTCAAGATGCTCATGGCCTATTGCAGGCCCGACTGGACAGAGTGGAAAACAAAAGTGGTAATGGAAGCAGTGGACAAGCAAGCTGCTGCTTTGGTGAAGCAATGGGAAAAAGACGAAAGGGAAACCAAGGCGAATCAGCTTGCCGACAAAGCTCGAGAGCTATTTCCTGAGGCCACTGTTACGCCCTTGCCCGATGCCATCGTCCCTTCCGTGATGATCGTGCGTGAAGCACCTCCAGACGCTAGCGACGACATTAAGGCTGTGGGAGGGGAACTCCGTATCACTTGGCAGCTTCCCAGTAAAATGGAAGGAGAATAGGACAGACGATGGAAGTAATCGTAGGCTTAATGCTGCTGTCCGCAGGAGCGGCTCTCACGGGCCAGTTGTATCTTCGCCTAGTACATCCTCATCATCCGTCCTATAGGCCCTTCTGTCCGCTTCCAGGCCACGATAAATAGCATTGTGCAGGTCCATGTAGTGAGCTAGTCCGTCGCAGTAGTCCACGCCAAAAACATCGTACATGGCGTAGCGATAGGAGCCCCTGTCTTTGACCTCCGCCTTGTGCATGAGCTTCATCATTTGCCTGAAGCATCTTGCTCTTTCCTCTATATTGAGGCTGTCCCACCAAGCTTGATCCTCTGCTTGCATTCTTGTCTCTTCTGCCTGCCAAGCTCCGCGAAAGGCTTTGATTTCAGGAGTGTTCAACCAATCCACCAAAGGATCCTCCATCAGTTTCTGTTTGCCGCTCAAGCTTACTCCTAAAACTCTCCACAATCAATAGTTACATCGTTTAGTCAATCATTTTCACAGGTGTGCCAGAAGAATCCTTATGCTGCACTTGCAGTTCAAAGGTGGCTCCTTGATAAATGGCAATATCGTGCTTGCCTAGAGTGATCATGGCGGAGCCTTGGCGCCTGTAAAATATTTCAGACAATTTCTCTCCACCCCAGCAGCCCTGTAGCCTGCTCGCTGGAGCTGCATTGAATAGTCAAAGCTATAACGTCGCTAGTACCGTCAATGGTACTGCCAAGTGCTAAGGCGAGTCCGCTTTCGGGGTCAAATTCAATACTACTGCGCGATGCCACCAAACCTCCTCCAATAACAGTGCCACCGGAAAAAGTGCCGCTGCTCATAACCTCCACATTTCCCCTGCCATTACTAGCAGCAGTCCATGCGCCACTGATGGTTGGATTAAGCCGTAGGCGCCATTGCGCGACAACATTAGAAGCTGGATTTCCGCCTATACTGGCATCAATTTGAGCGGGAATTATCACGTTATCGGTGCGACCGCTAGCAATGCGAATAGCTGCTACAAGCGTTTCCGCGCTGATAGCAGTAAATGTTTCCACCCCTCGACCAGCTATATAGATGGGCCCCGTTGGCTGATAACCACCCTCGCTGACAACAGCAGTGCAAATCTGCCTTAGCGATGCATTAGCGGCGATGGAAGAAGAATTGTGAATTCGATAAGACACTGGCAATGTTGCCGATGTCATATAAACACTATCAATCGTGTTGGCATGGTTAAATTCGTGGCAATATTTAATTTCTCCGTCAACAACGAATCCACACCTTACGCGCCCCACGCCCAGCCATTCCAGGTCGGCAGTAAAAATATTAGCTTTTGAAAAATCTAAGGCAGAAAAAGTGTCAATATTCCACGACGACTGAGGGACAATGTTCTCTACCACTGTTCCTGTTGCTTTACTGCGAACAACGAACGAAATGGTCGTACCATTTGCTCTCAACATTACACCATTGTTGTCGTTAAAAAAGCCAATCTCCTGCACCAAGCCATCCGTGGGAGCATTGCCAACGAAACTAGCCAGCACCATCAAGCTTTTGCCCGGCTGATAAGGCAGGCTCCGCTTGGAGCGCCGCAACACTGTATCTCCAGACGCAGTGGTGGTATTTAACTCTAAGGAGCTTTCATTTGGCAGATAAAGAGTGCTTCCGCTACCTACAGATTGTTCGTCCCACAGATCGGTGCGCTTACTGTATTGCAATGCCGAATCAAACAATGTGAACGGCTCGCTAAAGCGTTGTCTACCAAAAGCATCAAGAGCGCCACTGTCGGGGCCCTTGGCGAGTATTTGCCCGCGATGATCAGCCTCAATATGGGTTTCAAACTGCTCACCACCGCGCACAATTTGCCCCATGACTAATCCCTAGCTTTCTCTCCATCGTAACAATAAGCCTGTTCGTATTCAGTGCCAATGCACAGCATGCCTTCAATAACACTTTGCGGGGCATAGCCGCATGCCACCATAAACTGAAAGTATGCCCTAGCCAGCGCAGTGGCCGTGTCGGCGCTGTAAGTGTGATTGATTTCTTGGTACGAACAAGTGTCGTGCATCACGCCATCGTCAGAAAAACGATGGGAAAAGGAAATTGAGTTGACGAAGGCCATAAAAGAAAAGAGGCAGCCCTTAGGCTACCTCCTGCTCTTGCCATCGTCAACCGCCCTGTCCACGCTTTAGCTTCCTTCCGTGACTTGGCTTGCTGTTTTTGCCTTGCCCCTGACGAGTGGTCTTGGGACGAGAAACGATGATGCGCTTGCTACTGGAAGCTCCGGCTTTGCTTTTGACGGCCACGAGGACAATGCGAAAAGAAAAGCTTAGCTAGCCCAAGGCGTGCCAGTGCCTTTCGTGGGAGCCTTTTGCTGGTCAATTTGAGCCTGAAGAGCGCCCAGAATTTCAGCCACCTTCTCCTCTCCGAACTTGTCAAGAAGCCAGCCAAGTACGATCGCTTTCGTCAGATCGGCGTATGGAATGGCTTCGTCGCCTTCTGGAGCCTCGAGGCCGATACTGCCATAGGCACTGGAGCGGTAAGTGCCATCAAAGGCTTCAACCGTGTAGTGAAGGTGACTACTGGGCTTCGGTTACAGGCTCACTGGCGTCGAGTTCTCTGGCAATTTCTTTGAGGTGTTCAGCGCAGCACATACCGTTCCAATCAAAATAGAATTGTTCTGCCACAGTACGAAGGGCGGCGGCAAGCATTTCAGCCTCTGTGACTTCGCAGTTATAAAGATCGGCCAAAGTGCCGTAGGCGTCCCAGACAGCTTGCGCTTGGGGTGAAAGTTCAGACATAGTAGTGGGAATGACTAAGGGGTGTGATCAATCTCTTCAAGAGCTTCTGCAATGTACAGGAGCCGCGAACAACTGATAATTCCAGGGCTTTCTTGGAGTTGGTTGATTGCCTCCTTAAACGCAGCGGCAAGAACTGGACCATCGCAGATACCACGCTCACAGGCGGAGATATCAAAAGCTCGAAAGATTTCGAGCGCTATTTTGGCGCGAGACTCTTTGCCCGCACGTTTTACCCAATCTTCGGCTTGAAACCCATCCATGCAGTCAAGCCAAGGAGCGTCGTCTTTATCAGGGAGGTTGTGTTCAGTCATTTATGAGGACCGATGCAAATGACGCGCTCGCCAATAACAATAATAACGGCAACCTCAATCCGAGGGATGTCACCACCAAAGCCAACGCCGAAAAACAATGTTTTGTCAAAATCTGCTTTGCGGATAGAAAACCACTTAGTCATCGAGCTGCTCCACGGCACGGCGAAGATCTTGCAGGATTTCAGGCAAGTAATGCCCATCCCGCTCCATCACTTCTAGATGCTTCAGGGATTGCTCCTTCAAGCTCGGCTGCTTAGGCTCGGGGCGGCGAGCGGCGCGGATGTAGCGAGCAAAGTCATAAGCATCCTCACCTGCGTCAATCTCAACCAGCCTTAGGCACGCCTTCAGCTCTTGGTCTGCGCCCCATTGGGCGGCGCGGGTGGCGATGTGCTGTTCATAAGCCCAGTGTTCATCGTTGTATGGCACGCCTGAAAGATTGGCGTCGTGCCCCCACTTTTCAACAAGTTCCAGTGGCACGGTGATGGGGTGGGTCATTGTGTCAACCTCCAACAATAAGAAAGGTGTGCTCGTTGAATGTCCTCCTTAATCGCAAGTAAGTGCTTCTGACCAGTCATTGCTGCTGCTCGGAAGTCAGTCATCGAGTTGCTCCAGTGCTTTACGAACAATTGAAAAGTCGTTAATGTCCCAACTTGGGTCTTCTGCTTTATTTAGCAGAGCTAGCGCTTGCTCTTTCAAGCTCGGCGGCTTAGGGCGGCGGGCGGCGCGGAGGGCTTCTGTTTGCCATAGCGCGGTTTTGGATTTAGTGCGAAGCCACTCGCAGCACGCCTCCAGCTCCTGGTCGGCGCCCCATTGGGCGGCATGGTGAGCAATGAATAGCTCGTAGCCCCAATTCTCGTCGTCGGAATTAAGAGGGCTGCTGGCTGCCCACTGCTGCACCAGCTCCGGCGGTGGGGTGATGGGATACCTGTAGTCTTCTTGGGTCATGGTCTCCAGGGGATCGTGGCCGGGGCAGGGTGTTGACGCACCGCTGCTCCACCACACTACCATGTGCTACAGTGCTTCGGCTGACAAGGCACCGCAACGGTTGTGATATTCCGTTGCACGGGGGCAGGGGTGAGATCCTGCCCCTTTTTAATGCCGAGCAACACGGCGATACTCTTCAAGGAACTCCTCGCCCATCAACTCCACCAGTTGCTCGTGGGTGACGTTGTTGATCAAGCAAAGGCTTTCCCTGAAGCGCCTCTCGTTTTCCTCCGCTGTGATTTCTTCAGGCATAGTAACGAGTAGGACTACGACGCCTCAAGGGCTGACAGCCGAGCTTCCATTGCTTCGATCTGCTCCTTTTGCCGCTTGATCAGGTTCAGTAGATGGGGCACGAAACGGTCGTACTGAACGCCTTCGGGTTCGGGAACTTCAAGGGGAACATCTTTGGCTTCTCCGTTCTCGCCAACGACACGCTCGACTGTTTTCCAATGAACCAGACGAGGATCAATCTGTGCAACTTCTTCTGCAATAAAACCCCACCAGCCCCAGGTTGCGTTGTCTTCGTTGCAAAGCGAACGATAATAAACTGGGCGGCAGTTTAAAACGTTATCAGCGTATTGGTTTTCAAGTGTTTCTACATTTGTTTTGTACTTAATAGATGATGTCGACCGTCCAAGGTAACCAGATGAAGTAATAAATCCGTTTGCTGCAGATGCCGTCGTATTGTTGTAAGGAGATAGCGTGGAAAGTCCGGTGTAAATGGCTCCATCTGATCTAATAAACATATTTTGCGTCGGGCTGCTCGCTCCGTCGGCGGTCGTCGATAGTACAATCCTGCCCGGCATGTCGTTAGCGCCGGGGGTGCCATCTACAAAGGCTTCAATTCGCGCTGCTTCAACAAACTCAGTGCCGTCTGATCCTTGGAATGACAGTGCGCCTACTTGATCATCTGCAATGACAACGGTTGTACCCCCAATAGAATTGGAGCGATGTTTTGCAAAGATATGCCAAGGACCGCCTGCTCCTGCGACACCATAAATATGTCCCGCATAACGCTGGGCATTATTATTTGCCCCTTCAACTTGAACTAAAGCCGTCTCTGTTGAATTAAAGAAATTGCCACGCGCAGTAGACGTGCCAACTAAAAGTCTAGAACTCGAGTCAATGCGCATGGCTTCACTGCCACCCTCAGCAAACGCAATAGTGTCTGCTGCCGGAAAAAATATGCCGGTGTTGGGGTCGCTGGTTGGCTGTAGCGCTGGGGCTGATGCGGTGCCTGCTTGAAGCACCACGTTCCCGCTGCTGTCCAGCACGATGTTGTTGCTGGCCGAGCTGGGATGCTTGATGTTTGTGACGTTGATCGATGACATGGCTCAAGCCTCCGACGGGTAGGGGAAACGGGCGCGGATGGCCTCCACTGCGGCGGTCCAGTCATCCATGCTGACTTCGCCGCGCTGCGCCTTGAAGAACAGCGGGTCCGCTTCGGCGGCATAGGCAGCGGCGCGTTGCTGCTGGGCTTGCATCTGAGCAGCCTTGGCCTCGACAGCCTGCCGGTCGTACTCGACGGGGTTGCCATCGGCGTCGAACGCTTCCTCGCCAACGGTGCGAACGACGTTGGGATGGAACGCGTGAATGGCAGAAGCGAAGTACATCATGCTGCTACCTCCATCAAGGTGATGGTAGAAACGGCGCTATTTATTTGAACACTAGAATTACTCGTATCGGAATTTAATTGTGTTTTATAAGTCACAGCAGAAGTTGTATTAGGGGAATCCAAATATTCAATAGATACAGAGCCAATACGATTTGCTGTGGCTGTACCTGTATAGCCTGCCGTTAGGTCCATTACGGCTATCTGAGTAGAGGCACGCAAAAGCCTTAATCCAGCGTAATTGTCGTTTGTTTTTCCAACACCGTTTTGATGCACTGTTATCAAAATTTTGCTTGATGCTGATGTTGGCGTAATTGTTGCCGCCAGTGTAGTGTCAACATAAGTTGAGCTGGTTGCCGAAACGCCCGTCGAAGTCGTCTCATTCACCACCTGCAAAATGTTCCCCGCCCGATTCAAGCGGTCCAGCGTGCCGCCAGTGCCGGGCAGGGTGAAGGTCTGGTCGCCAGCAATGGCCGGAGCGTCAAGCTCGCTGTAGCCACTGGTGCTTCCGTTAAGCCTTAAAGGACTCATGATGTCACCTCCTCGGTGGTAGCTGCGGCGTCTAATGCGGCCTGGTAAGCAGCGATCACCTCTGGCGTCCACAGTGCTGCGGCAACTGCTTGGAGTTCTTCGCAGTCGTCACTTACGTCATCACCGGGGACGCGGCAATGGCGGTGATAAGTGCGACCGACTTCTGTGCCGTCCTTTTCAATCACATCTGCGCGGCGGCATTGGATGATCGAGTAGGGCGGGATGATTTCTAGCTTGTGCTCGTGGCGTTCAGTGAAAGTAGCCATTAGGAATGTCCTCCAGACATAACGGGTTTAGGCGTAGTTTTGAGCCATTGCGGGCTTAAAATTAAACAGACCAATAAGTGATCGACCACTGAAACGAAAAGTTTGCATCTGTCATGTCAGCAGAATTTAAATTTGCTGCAGTAGTAACACCACTATTGTTTGAATATTTTTTTAGATCTATTGTGGATGTGTTTGGTTGAATTAATGCTCCCAGCGGAAAGCCGGAACCATCGAATATACTTGGATTACCAAGTAAATATCCTTGAAAAAAATTACCAATATTGGGGGTGGCAAAAGGAAGACCTGTCACAGTAACTGCGTTAGCACCAGAGCCAGCACTGCATCTTATTTGAGAATACCCGACAAGCGTAACCTGATTGCCTACTTTTGTGTATCTTGCGACATTAGCTATAGTTGTAAAAGTTGCTCCGGTTGCATTAAACACAGGCGTCCAAGTTCCCTCCTCGTAATCATCCAGCGTATTTGCATTACTTGCTGCAACTGCTGTTGCCGGGAAGGTGATGCCGCCAGACAGTTCCAGTACGCCACCGTTGGCAGTAGCACTGGTCACTCCTACCAGTAAACGACCACTGTCGTCAAAGCGTGCTACTTCTGCTCCACCTTCGGCAAAAGCAATCGTGTCAGCCGCTGGAAAGAAAACACCAGTGTCACTGTCTCCCCCTTGGTAAGCAGGCGTAGAGGCTGATCCATCGACGCCACTGATGCCTGTTGAGCCGTTAATCGTTACTGACATGGCTTACACCTCCTGAGCAGTGGTAGTGTCCGAGACTAGTTTTTCCATTAGACGATCACCCACGATTGGCCGCTCGGCACCGTCACGGTGACGCCGGAGGAAATTGTCACAGGACCAGCGGTCATGGCGTTTTTGCTTGTAGTTAAAGTGTAGCTCTGCGTGACGGACTGAGCGTTTTCGTAAAACACATCGTCACTACCACCACCTGTAGCACCACCACCAATAGCGCCCCAATTACTGCTTTTGTAGCCTTCGAACTGGTTGAGTGTGGTGTTGTAGCGGATCATCCCGTTAACGGGACTACCGGGACGCTCGCCAGTTGTGCCATCCGGCAGCTCAATCGCGTCTGTCGTTCCGAAGATCACTGCGCCTGTGAAGGTGCCGCCAGCCAGCGGCATCAGACCAAGGTTCGTGCTGGCCAGCGTGCCAACTGTCACCCAAGCGTTATTGGCCGCATTGCGGATCTTCAACAACCCTGTCGTCGTGTCTGCCCACCATTGGTAGGCGTAGGTCGTTGCTGGCGCGGTCGCGCTGCTGTTATTGCTAACGATAGCAGCTAGCGCATCATTTAGATCGCTACGGACTGCAGCCCCAGTGCCATTGGAAATAATATAATCGTGGGTTGGCACAGATTGATCTCACGAACACTATTAGCCTACATCTTAAAGCATTAAAAACAAAAGGAAGCGATGGAGGATGGGAATGGTTATGTTCCTTTCCCAAATCCCACCGCAGTCCATAGGAAGTCCCTGCTTACTGCCGTGCCGGAGCTGTTCCTGAAGGTCACGTCAAAGCCGGTATTGCTGACGTTGGTGACATTGAAGTAATCGCCTGTTGCAAGGTTCTGCGCGACGATGCCGATGCTGGGCAGGTAGGCGTTGGTGCCGCCCAGGCTCCCCGTGCCCGTAAAGAACGCTTTGTCGAAGGCCACCGAATAAGCACCAGCGCCGCTGGTGACAGCACCGACTGACTGCTCTGTCCTGCGTTGGAAGGTGGCGTCGTACCCAAGCTGCTCAACCACAATGTTTTCGGCTGGGTCATTGCTAGTCAGCCCTGCCTTGAACTGGAAGCCACGGCCAAGGAAAGTGCCATTGACGAACTCCTGCCAGCTTGTCCAGGTAGGCGAGCCGCTCGGGTTGTCTGATGTACGACGGACCAAGAGCTTGGCGTTGACCTGATCGATCACACCGCCATCCCAATCTGCCCAGTCGTCAACCAGTCCGGTACGGCTGTCCACCAATGTGCTGGGGAAGAATCCAGTGGTGACGAAATAACGCTTGAGGTCAAGCGAAAACACGCCACCTAGATCAAGCGTATTGGCAAAGGCATACTCGCCTTGCAGTTGGGTATCACCCAAGAAATCAAACGTCGTGATCAGATCGAAATCAGTAATTCCATCAAGGGTTTCATCGCCATCCAGTACCAAACCGCCAAAGTCCTCGCTGTAGAAAACATCGGTTTTGGCGCCTTGGAATGGCGGCGTATCTGTGTCCTCACGGCGGGTCTGCACCAGCAGTTGCCCAACAGCGTCGGGGAAGTCCACGATGACGCTGGTTTCTGTTGGGCTCTGCCGGCCGCCGTCATCCTCGAACTTAACGAGGATCTCACCCTCGACCAGAGGCACGATGGCTTCAGTGGAAGCACCTGATTTAGCTGGAATCAAGTCGACACTATTGCTCCATGTGCCAGTGCCGTCAGTGAGGTTGGTATGACGAATATGCACTCGTCCTCCGACTTTTACATCAAGATCAACGGTTTGAGCCCACCGCAGGCGAGCACTGTTTGCGCTAATTGGTTCAATGGTTAGGTCTTGAACATTGCCTGGAGGTGCAGTCTTGCCCACGAGCGCAAATTGCGCAGTAGATGCCACGCTCAACTTGTTAAGACTATTGACGCTGCGAATTTGAACGTAAAGAATGCCAGCTCGAAGGCCAGTTAATCGTGTCGATGGAGAAGAAGTGTTGATTTGTGTCCAGTTATTATTGTCAATGCGATATTCAACACGGAAGCCAGCAATGCGCTGTACTGGACTAATCCAGCTCAGTTCTACGGCAGTAAGAACGCTTTGGCCATCTTCGTATAAATGCTCAGTCGCTTGAATATTCGATGGTGCATCAGGAATGGCTGATAAATTGCTTATATCACGGAACTCGAGCGACAAATCGCTCTCGATTGCCGCATAAATGCTGCTGTTGTAAGTAAGAGCCGTCACGCTAAATGCTCCGCTATCACTTTCCGTTACTGACAACACGCGAAACTGATTGGATTGAATATCAGTCGTCTGCAGCAGGAAAACGCTTTGCGCATTGGGAGCTTCGCTAAATGGGCTGTTCACCGTAAAAACATTGCCGGCAATACCACTGACGGAGCGCGTCTCCACGAGGCCCGTGGGCAAGAGCACGCTCATGGTCGGGGAGTTGGCTGTCGTGATTGGCAGTCCAACGATGGAGTCGACTGTGATGGTAGTGGTAGTGGCACTGCTGATACGGCCAGAGCGTCGACTACCCGCCTTAACTGGATCGGCAATATCAATAACCATGCCAGGGCGAAGAATGATACCGCTATCAATGGCAACAGAAAAGCTCACTGTTTCCGTGAGGTTTTGTTCTGCCAACAGCGACCATTTACCAAGACGATGCGCCTGCCCCCTGCTATAACAGCCCATAGCCTTGATTTCTTTATTGATCACACCATATTTCGACACAGCATCTGCATCTTCTACATATTCAAACTGCACTTCCCCAAGGCTTTCGTAAGTTTGATAGCCGACAGTGGCCGTGGTGTGTCGGGCTTTTTGCGAACTGCCTGAGTAGCTAAAATTGCCGTCAATTACATTACTTGGGCTCAGAAGATACTGAGACGATGCAGGCTTATCCTGTAACACAACCATTGAGCCCGCGCCATAGTAAGCAATGCCGCGAAAAAGTGAAACAAATTCTTGGATAACATTGTAAATTTCATCGCGATTATTCAAAAGCATGTGGCACTGGAACCGGGGCTCTAACCCGCCAAAGCCATTACTAACCAGCTCGTTGCAATATTGACTGATGGCATAAAAATCAAACTTGTCCAGCGTCGCTTCGGGGATGGACGCCCCATAGCGAGTGTTGGTCATTAAGTCCCACAGGCACCATGCAGGATCGGCGCACCAAGTAGCAGCCCCAAATGTACCGTTCCACACACCGGCATATGTAACACGTCCTTGATAAACACTGGTATCAACAGTAGCATTAGAAGGCAGTCTCACCTTCATGCCACGAATTAGATATTTGCGTGCAGGAATGTTATCAAATTGTCGTGAATCAAACCGGAGAAATGATAATGCCGAGTTTGGGTAGCGTAGTTTTTCGTCAAGAATTTCTGTATAGCTAAACCAAAAGGTGCGATTTTGGCGCCGAGCGCTGCTTTCGTCGGCAGACACACGCACCAAGCGAATATCCACGGGAAAACTACCGCTAAGGGTTAGTAAATAATCGCGCTGATAGCTATTGGTCGTTTTACCACTAATCGTATCGTCAACAACAGTGGTGTAACCGCCACCGTTGTATTGCACTTGCACTTGAACGCGCACAGAGTGACCAATGATATCGCCATCGTCTTCAATAATTTGCAACGCTGGCAGTTGAATGGTCACCCTCACGCGATCCACGTCTGTGTCCGTGACGCTCCTGACGACTGGCGTGGCATTAGTCACTTCAACATTCACACCATTCTCGGACTCCGTGCCATTCGTGGCCGCTATGTATGACTGAGCTTGAGTGCCAGCGCGGAAGTCGGTGGTATAGCCAGTAAAATTGCTTCCTCCGCTAGGGCCGAGGATTGGGGTGCCATCAAGATAGACGCTCTTCAGGCCATCGTCCAGCCCTTGAATCTCGCCTTCGCAGAGTAAATCAAGGACGCTGGCATATTGAACAGACTGCAGCGAATCATCTGCTTCGGTGGGCACGCTTTGCGAGCCACCGCCGCCCTTGCCGCCGCCTCCGCCGCCACCAGCGCCTGCGATGGTCGCGCCGAGGCCAGCGTTATGCACGCGAATATTATCCGCAATGAAAGTATGCTGCCCTTCAACCGTTAAGTTGTAAACAGTAGTTGCTTGGAGTTTTTCTTTGTGCAAAATTGGACGCAAGTGCCCCAATCCGTCGACTAAGCAATCATCTGCTCCAAGCGTGTCAATACAAACAAAGGCGTTGAATTGGTTTAACACCCAATGGTTAGGAGTGGCGTCTAGGTGGTTGCCGCCCCAAAAATGGTAGCGATTGACAAGTTGATCTTCGTGAACGTGAAGCTTGAGGATCTGAGCCGGAATAATTCGCCCTTGATCATCAAAGCTTAAAACTACGTCACCAGGCTCTAATGAGTCAATGCGACGTTGACCACCAGGTACGCTGACAAGCGTATACCCTGGAAAACAGCCGCTACCACCGCCGCCACCACCTGCACCTCTGACTATGGAATAGGTCATGCTGTTTGATTTACATCAAGGCCGCTGCTAATCACCGCAGAGCCCACGAAAAGACGGCCATAGGCCACTGGTACTGGCAATCCTTGCTTGGATGTGTTGACAATGCCTGAGAAACTGAAGCTCTCCAACCGCGCCGCTTCCCGCCCAGAAGTAAAGCCGCCCATGCTTTGTTGAGGCGAGATTAAAGTTGACACGCCTGTCAACAAAAGACTTGCGCCAGTGAGGCCAATACCTAGAGAAAGTGCAGTAAATGGCGTACCAAAAATAGTAGCAGCAGCAACGCCACCCCCAAGTCCTGGCACCAAAATAGAAAGAGCAATCAAGCCAATGCCCGCAAAAATTTGCCCAACACCTTGACCAGCTCCAATAACTACGGGAGTGATGCTAAAAACTTCCCTTTCCGACCATGGTAAAACCAAACCTTCGGGGTTTTGTTTTGTAATTTTGTCCTTGCCAAGTCCAATGCGAAAACCAGCGCCTGCCGCTTCTTCATTGATCAACCATTGTTCAAGCCCTGGGAAGTTGATACACAACGCCTTGATTGCTTGAGCAGGTGTGTCAACGTCAAACTCAAACCGGCACTGCCCGAGCTTCTTGCGGAGAGCGCCATACACCTTAACGACTTTCATGCCGCAAGACCATGGCAGTATTCTTTACATAATAGCCACCATAAACGTCCCTGCTGGATAGTCTTCCTTGGACGTGGTGCAGAATTTGCTGATCGCCAAGATAGATAGCGCCATGGTTAGGGAGATCAGCGCCAAGCTGCATTAAAATTCCATCACCGTATTGCAAATCTTCAAAGGCAATTTGACGAAACCCCTGACTCTTATATCCATCAACGTAAAGATTTTCCCCTCTCTCCCAAAAGCCATCGCGACGTTCAAAATCAGCCAGTTCAATGCCAAGCTCTCGCCTGTACCAATCACGCACTAATGCATAGCAATCAACAACACCAAAGACAAATTCACGACCGACATAGGGTAGGTCAAAATCCTTCGGCTCGCAACCGCCCCATTCTTCAGTCTTGGGGTTGACTATTATCCACGGAAGACCAGTTTTGTTGCAGCTAATCTGATCTGCGACTGATGGCTGGGGGCGGCTAATTGGATGGCTATGTATCACTGCAATAATCTCTCCCAGATCTTCCGCAATAGCATAGTCACTAGGATCCAGAACAAAGTGTTCGTCGGGAGTGGCGGCAATATTTGTGCAAGGAAAGTATCGACGACGCCCCTTAACAACGTGAATTAGTCCACACGATTCTTTCGGGTCGCAAATCTTGGCGTGCCGTAAGATGTCAGCTTGCAAAGCGGCACTTAGCTTCATTTCCATTTCCCTACTCGGTTAACCCTGCGCCCGGATAAGACCCGAACGGCAATGGCGAAGTGGCCCCAAATCTAAGCTTGCACGAACTCAGTCTTTTACCGCAAGCATCAAGGGCTAAAGTGCCCACAGGGTTGTCACTTGCATTCCAATAGTTGCTACCTGTATAGCCGCATTCGGCGGAGCGGTATTGCCATTGGCAAATATTAGCGATCAATTGACGTTTTGGAATCATCATGCCTGCCATGTCCAACTTGCTCGCCAGCTCCCATTGCACTACATCGCGATTTTCTGAAGATTTGCGATCAACATACCAGATTTCATCGGGAAATTTTGCATGTGGGTCAGCGGTCGCTTCTCCATCAAGAAATTTTTTTAATGTCCTAATGCGAGTAATTTTTGCGCCGCCCAGATCGTTGCCGGGCGTTACAGCATTTGCCAAAAGAATCAATGTACTAATTTCGCCCCCCAAGTTTGCGACTGTCAAGGTGGGCCTGGGAAGGGTGCCTCCGCTTACATAATCAAAGCCTTCCGCTTGAATAGGTAGACGCACATATTCGTTGCCATTCCAAACAATATTGCCAGTGACGCTTGCGTTTACGCCAGCATGAAAATAGTAAGTGTCGCTGCTTCCATGGAGAGTGGCATCAAGTGTGAGCTGAAACAGTTCAATAATGGCATTCGGTGCCAACACTGATAGCTCTTCGTAAACGCTACTTACAGCCGTCCAGGTGACGCCTCCGTCGACGATGGTACTACCAATGTCAGTTGGCCAAGAAGGCTGACTGCTGGCGCTTGTGCCGGCCACTGTGCAGCGAAATACAAGGCCGCTAGCCTGCAGGGCCGTCGCACGGACGATTTGACCAACCGTGTAAGCAGTGCTAGAAGCCCAAGCAGAATAAGCCACTATGGTTCAAAGATTTGGTTGAAAGTGGCGTTGATTTGATTGAATCCGTCGCCTAGCAATTGCTTGGTCCATTCGCGACATACCCACTTGTAAGAAGAGCTTTCTCCTGGTGGAGTCCAATCAAATGAATTTGCATCATCAGCTCTAGCATCTAAAAATGTTTCAATGGTGTCGGCATCGGTGTCGTTCACCATGAAAGTGAGAGACCATTCTTTTGGGTTTTGATTGAGCCCATATTTAAGACGTTGCTCGTAACCATCGCCAAATTGAACCGTGCGAACTCGTGGTTGACTGCGCTTTTGCGCATCAAAAGTGGGAGCAATGGATGGGAAAGTGGCCATAATTAACTATCGGACAAGAAGGCCGCCAGGGCGCTGTTGCTTGACGATTTCTGACTGCACCGCTGCACTGACAATGCTCGCCAGTGCTTTTGCTTGGCCTTCGTCGCCTTCCGTTTTTGTGCCTTTCGCGTCCACGTTAATAGTAATACTAATGTCACCATTGCCACCTCCCATCATCTCCACTGGAATGGAGCGACCATCGGGCAATGGCACGACCGCTTCATTGTAACGACCTTCACCAATCAATCCCATGGTTGGACCGTTGACAATGCCTCCGTTGGCAAATTGACGGATGCCAAAATTAGGGCCAAATGTGCCAAAGCCCTGCCCCGCTGGATTTTGAAGAATACCTCCGCCCGCTCCGATCCCCACTCCAGATGGCAAGGCGACTGATTGCCCCACACGAGCCCCGCCACCAAAGAAACCTCCGATTCCAGGGATCAAGCTAGCCGCGAGTCCGATGATTTGCATCTCAATCCACTTAGCAATCATCCTTGCCGCCATGTCCAAGAAATAATTGCCAACACTTTGGAAAAAATTAGCCAACGCCTGCTGAGCAGTCATGGAACCACTTACGATGCCCTTGAAAGAATCCGCAAAAGAAGATCCTATTGCTTGCGCCATAGGCACAATCTGATATCTCATGTCGGTCAACTTTTGCAATTCTTCTCTCGATGCTTTTATTGCCTGAGCCATGTCAATAAATGGCTTCATCAAGTCGACTTGCCCGGCTAATTGCGTTATTTCCCCTTGACGCTGACCAGAAAGCTGCATCCAGTCAGGGCCAAGTTTAGCTTGCGCTCCAGCCAGAGCGGTGGACGGAGCAAAAGCTTGCGCTCCCGTTTGCAATTCCGAACGCAAATCTTTGACAATATCTCGTGTCACGCGAACTCCAGCAGCCGCCGTTTGCTGGGCAGGTGTCATGTCAGCTTGTCCACCCCTCATTTGAGTGAGCGAAGTGACCAAGGTTTTGTATTCGGGGCGAGTGCCCACTCGTTTGTTGACATAATTCAACAGCTCGTCTATGGCTTGAATGTTGTCAATAGTCTCTTTTTTGATGTCACCCAGCGCCTTCCGCAGGGGCGTCATTTCCGGCGTATCTTGCCTGTAAATTTTGTCAAATAACTCTTGAGCTTTTGTTGCCGCTTCGGAAATTTCTTTTGTTATGTTTTTCCACTCTTCGTCAGTTTCGGCTACTATTTTCTTGTATTCCAACAGCTCATTTGATCGGGCTAAGTCACGAACGCGCCCGGTTTGCGTTCTATTGATTTCATCCACGCGAAGCTTTAGGAGCTGTACCGCGAGCACTCTTTTGGCTTCAAGTTGAGAAAGCTCATCCTTGCCAATCGCATTGATTTCGTTTTGCTTTTGAAGCTGTTCTTGTAGCAATTGGTTGTAAGCGCTTTCCTCTTTGGCAACGCCTTTTGTATCAGGCTCTCCTTGAATTTTGCTCAGTCCTTTTTCCGTTTCAACGCGCTGTTTCCTTGCTTGCGTTAGCGCACGCTCTGCTTGAATAATTTTAGTTTGAGCCTCCAGATAGCCTCTTTGTGCCGCTCCCAGGTTGGCGGAAATTGCCCCTGGCATTGTCTGTACCGTAAGGTTACGCTGTCCACCCTCTTGGGCGAAGGCCATGTTGGAGGAAAGCCCAAGCGCCTGCAATTCCTCGGCCTGCTGGGGGCTAACGCTTCTTTTTCCGGCTCGCAAGTCGCTCAGTAATGTTTGCGCACGCTTAATGCGAGCCGCCAAGGCTTTCTGCTCTGTCAATTCCACGGTCACGCCTGCCACATCCCCTGCTTCGCCCAAAGCCTTAACTGCATCAGCAAATTGCAGCATTTTCTGGCGAGCCGTCTGAGCAGCAGCTCCAGCCGAGAGAAATCGCTCCGCCAGCATGCCCAGCCCGATAATGGCCAAGCCAATGCCAGTTCGCGCCACTAAGCCTGTCAGAGCAGCATTTACACCTCTAATCGCAGTTGCGGTTTGCGCGGCGGTAGCACCGGTTAGAGTCATGGCATTGCGGAATGCAGTGAATCTGCCTACTCCTAAAAGCATTTGAGCGTTAAACAGGCCGAGTGGACCAAGCATCGTCACCACTGCCGTGCGTAAAATGCCAAATGCCGTAATAACCGGCAGCACCACCGCATAAACGCGAACCAAATAGCCCGTCAAGGGACTACCAGCAACTGAAAGAAAAATCTTGCCAACTTCCAGGGCAATTTTAATCAACTGTCCAAACACTGGCAGTATTTGCTTGATATTATTCTGTATTCCCTGCAATGCTGGTTGCAACTGTTTCAGTTCGTTTGCTATCGCCATGCCGCCGGATGTCTTGGCCTGTGTGCCAGTAAAAAATGCATTGATACCATCCGTAGCGTCTTTTAATCCTTGGCTCAATGGAGAAACAAAACTATTAAGAAATTGTACAGCTATTGGCTCGAAACTCTCGTAAAAACCCTTGAGGGAGTTCCTCATATTATTCATTGAACCCTGGAAAGTATTTGCCGCGCCCCTTGCTCCCTCCGAGAATTTTTGATTAAGCAAAATCGTTACATTATTAAGCAAGTCTTTCATGGCTTGCCCCTTGTAGGCGCCATCTTCTAGCGCCTTTGAGAATTGAGCAATTGCATTTGGCCCCTCAAATCCCGCCGCTTCGGCAAATAGCGCCATCGCCCCTGGAAGAACATCGCCCAGTTGCCCCTTCAGCTCTTCGCTCATCACTTGACCCTTGCTGGCCATCTGAGCAAAGGCATAGGTCACTCGATCGACTTTGTCGGAACTCATCCCAAAGGTGGCAGCGGCTTTGCTAATGCCGGTGAACAGATCTCTCACCTCTTCGCCAGCAAAGCCCGCTGGCTGCATAGATGCGTATAACTTGGTAAATCCACCTCTAGCCGACTCAAGGGGAATGTTATACTTGCTAACCAAGTCCAGAATCAAGGCGTTTGATTTCGCGGCCTCTTGAGCGGTTGGAGTGATCGCCTTCAGTGTATTCCTAAAGCTTTGCAGCTCCCCAACGGCTTGACCCACCTGTGCAGGGAAGTCTTGAGCAAAGCCGAGTAGCTTATAGGCTTGCCCAAACAGAAGCACTTGCTTGGTGGCAAAAGCGAACTCTCCCCCTATTTCACGGATCAAACCAGCTCCTGGCAAGTTAATCCCTCCCATCGCCCGACCGAAACCACCAAATCCCCCAAAGCCACCTCCGCCGCCTCCGCCGCCTCCGCCGCCTCCGCCGCCTTGTCCGCCTCCGGTCGCTACTAACGCCCCAGGAGCTTGATATGGAACAATTGCACTCAGAGAACGAGCGGCTCTGTACGACTGACTGTATGGGGATGGCGCCCTTCCTGCGCTTCCTCCCATTACATCCACTTCTCTCAATGCCGAACGCACGCGGGCTTCCCTTTCCCGCCGCGCCAGCATTTCTGCCCTTGTTTCTCCATCGCGACCAAGAGCGCCTGTTGCATAAGGAGACGCGACTCTACCCACGCCAGCAGGCAGCAGCCCAGTCACTCTTCCACCGCCAAGCATTGGCATTCCCGCAGCGCCAAGATCTCTAACTTGCACTCCGCGAACAGCAGCGTTCAATCCATTGCGCACTGCATCAACAAATGCATTAGCGGCATTGCGCAAGGCTTCCTTCAGTGCTGGATTTAGAATATCTCCAACTAAGCGCTTCTGCTCGGCAAAAGCAGAGCCGGGGAGTTGCGGGAACGCTCGTCCCGGAGCCAATGCCATGGTCGAGGTCGTGCTTACGCCTCGAGTAGGAGGAACCATGGCCTCCCAGTTAATAGCAGGAAGCCGCCTCCTCTCCGCTTCTTGTGCCCTGATCACTGCAGGGTCCATTCCGAGCATGCGGAAGACTCCGCGAGCAAACGTATCCAACACTCTTTCAAGCTGGCCACCGCCCGGCTCATTGCGCATGCGCATTTCCATGCCAGAGGCAGTCTTGCCGACCATCCCCTGTGTGCGCATGTATTCCATCAAATCAGGGAATCCAGGAGGTACTCCGCCCTTTCCGCCTTGAACATTCGCTTTTACATTGACACTGATTCCACTAAGAGATTCCGTGACGGCCTTCTTGAACTCTCTTACGTCTGCCTGCGTAATGGAAGGCTTGATGCTTGTGCCAATACGAATTTTGCCTCCAGCATTCTCTAGCGCGGGTGAACCTTTGATAGTCTTGTTGATGCCAGCAACAACACTTAATACATCTTTCTGCGTGACAGCGGAACGAATGCTGACTGGTATTTCTACCGCTTTTGTCTTAGAAAGAGCGTCAAGCCTTGCTTGAATTTTTTCAAACTGATCCTTGGTAAGTCCGCCAACAATATTCAGTTCAATGTTAAATTTTTGACGCCCCAAGGATTGCCTAAGACTGTTCAGTTCGTTTTTTATGACAGTGCGATCAAATTTAAGCTTGATCGGCAAGTTATACCCAGCCGCCGCTTGCCCAAGCGTTGCCAGTTGATTCCTAAATGTGGACAGATCAAGACCTACTTTCAGCAGAAGTTGTGCGTCTTGTGCCACGATTTTGCGCCAGCGTCTCTAGTTTCTTAATTCTATAATCATTCTTCCTTGTTTCGCCCAGCAAAGGCTTTTATTTCGTCGGCCAACAGTGCAATCACTCTGCCGTCCATGCGTCGCGTTTTCATAAGACGCTGCATAATAATCAGGGTGGCATCAGTAATGCCGTCCTCTTTTTTAATGGCTTTGGTGTCGAATGGCAGGAAATGCTCTGCTTTGACGGTGCTCTTTTTGCCCGCCATCATTCCCGCCACCATCGTCCCAAGTTTGGCGATAGCAACGCTTTCTATGTTGTGCTTGGCAATATCGTGCTTCTCAAGATATTTGAGAGCCGCTTTGACATCGCGAATAGACTGCTTGCCAAATTGATCCGCATGCCATCTATGGTCTTTCAAGTCGGAGGCTGAAAGGCGAAAATAGATGTCGTTCCAATTGGTAAGAGCCTGTAAGAATTTCCTAGCCCGATCTTCTAACTGTTCTGCGACAGACCCTGGGGCTTGCTCTTCGCTTTTTTTGCTGCATCAGCGGCCTCCTTAACTTCCGCATCTTGCTCGGCAGCAATAAATTCCACCACTTTGGAGATGGCGGCGCGAGGCAGCCCTTTAGTGTCGTCCAGCTCCCAATCGCCCAGATCGGTCCACTTACCATCAATCATGCCTTGGCCGCGTGAGCGCACAAAGGCCGTCACCATGCGAGCATTTGTAGCCTCAACGGACGTGCCGCTGGTAATCATGGCCATGGTTTCGTCGGTGAAGTCAGAAAGCAATTCTGCTTCGGTGATAGAACTGCCGCCTTGCAACAGCGCAAATGCCTCATCGAGAGGAATGTCTTTGCTCGTGGCGATGCGCTTGGCCAGTTGCACGGCACGAATGGTCGCTTGGCTTTGAAGCTTACTGATCTCCTCCTGTTCAATAGCTTCAGCCACAAGCCAGCCATTGTATTTCTTCAGGCGAATCTCAGGCGTCAGTTGAAAATAGTCTTCAGCCTTGGTTTGCAGAAGGAAGCTGTATTTGCTCATGATCAAGAATGTTCAACAGGGCATTGAATACTTTCACCCGTTCATGGCTTGAGCGAAACTCCTTAGGAATTTCTACCAAAAACGAATGATTGTCGTCTGCAATTCTAATGGTCGATTCCCTGCAGGAAATCAAGCACAACACACCTGCTTGCAAAGCCATCCCTTCTATTTCATTGTTGATTGCATGAACCGTAGAGTCGGGACTGTGGAGGTAGTCAATTTTCATTTTGTTCCCAGCGCAGCTTTTATCCTTTTCAGTAATGCCATTTCGGGAGTACTGCCCTTAAATTTCTGCGCAAATGCAAGCTCGTCTGTCCATGGACGACCAGTGCGATTGGTGCCTTTACCTTCGTGGACATAATAGGCATAGTATTGCCCCGAACTGTTTGTCGCGTCCCAGTTCCAATCCGCCGTTGCTAGGTTCTTGGACAAGGTAAAGTTGTAGCTGTTAATGCCACTTTCGTACAACGCTCCCAAGTCGTAAATGTCTCGAGGGGAGTTAACAGTTTCGCCGTTCTTCCTGCGAGTTTCACCATCGTACTGCCATCGCCCCATCTCCCTGAACTGATCGTCCCAATAAGCGCCAGTAATGTCTTCCTCCGCCCATTGCTCAAAAGCATCAACAAGTTTTGCGACTAATTTTTCGGCATTGGCAATGGTGCCGCCAAGAATAACGGCGCTCATGCTGCTAACGGGCGAAGAATGAGATCGGGCACAACAAAACGGCAACGTTCATAAGCCACGTCATCGCCAGGAAAATATCTAGGCGTGGCATCAGGAAATCTCCGCACCATTCTGTCCATAGCCAAGGCAAGAGTATCAGAAGAAGGCGTGTATTGCATCAAGATCACCTCCCAAAGCTGATTAACTTTGACAGTCCCTCCCAGCGGCGAACCGGGCCGCAAGTCAGGGAACTGCCTCATGGTCACTTCCAAGCCTTTCACTTTCCACTCAGCAGGTACACCCTGTTGTCCCACCACATACACCGCAGGAATTTCCGTAGCATCCGGCAAGATGTATTCGCCAATCAAGTCGGGGCTAGCCGAAAGCAAAGTGACGATAGTATCGCGAAACTGAGCAATGTTCACAATAAAAAAGCCTGCCGTATAGGCAGGCTAGCAAAGAAACAATGGAGAAAGAATGGTCAGGAGTTGGGAGCGCTCGGGATGATGCTGCCAGTCTCTTCAGCGTTCTGGTGAATGCCGATGCGACCACGACTGATCAGATCGAACGTAACTTCAACGAGGTTGTCAGCGGGATAGCTCTCGTTGTAGTTCATTACGCGACCAACGTAAGCCACGCGATCGTAGTAGTAAGTGGTGCCGGAAGCGCCCAGTTGCTTGTTGATTTCAACGTACACTTCAGAGTTCTTGTCGTAGCGCGAAGCGCTAATCACTTGGAAGGCTTCGTCAAAACTATTGGGCAGGAACACAGTGCCGTCCACGTCCTTCTGGAAGTAGGAAGTGACGGAAGCAGTGGCTTGAGAGGTGACGATAACGCTATCAGAGAAGCCGCCGCCGCCAAGCAGGTAGAATTCCGTGTTGCCATCGTTAAAGGCCACAGAAGCCGTCGTAGCGGCCTGCAGCGTGTAAAGGGTGGGAGCGCCGCTAACAGTGAAGGTGGCGCCACTCTGGGTGATCACAGGGCGGGCAACGCCTGCAATCGAGCCAACACGCACAATAACGTCTTGGCTCTTAACCAGTTCAGTCGGATGGTAGAGCATGAGAAAAGCCTCAATGGGAAAGAAAATGGTTAAGCGTCAGACGTTCTGTACGCTTCCTTTACCAACCAGTCTAAAAATGCCTCTGATTGGTGTGCCAAGAAATTGCCAATAGTGCTCAGCAATTTGTTCGTTCGGCAACAGTTCAAACCGCCCCTCTCTACCATTGATCGTTGCTGCAGCGGAGCTTCCAGGTGTAATTCCAGAAAGCGTTAGGGGGCCGGTTAACTTGCCCTCCATATACACTGCGGTGGCATCGGCCCCAAGCAAATAGTCAAATCGAGGATTGTTCTTTTGCTTAAGAGAGGCGTAGTAAGTGATGCCAGTGGCCATGGCGATGTAGTTGCCAGTGCCTGAGTCGGTGACGTATCCAGACGCCACCTGCCAAACCAAAGTGGCATTAGCAAGTGGCGACAGGACATTGCTCATACGACGAAACCAACTGTGGTAGATCCGGCGACGGTATCAAGCATGCGTTTGAACTCTTGGCCATATTGCGTGGCTTCGAGCCCATTGCCATATACTTTGCCTTCTGTGGCACCAATTTGAATGCCCATTTGTGCAAGTTGAATGGCAATAATGTGAGCTGCGAGATGCTTGACGGCTCTGTCAGTTTGAGTGCCAAACACATCGATGGTGGCATCCGCTGCAGCTTCGTCAAGGGCTCCGTTCACGATTCCCGATGGGTGGGGAGTGAACTCAGGGAAGCGATCTAGAAAAGTAGCGTAGGTGACGGCCATGATCAGACCTTCCCTGCTTTAATGTTTTCCAGACGTTTATTAATGGCATTTCTGATTCTCACGCGACCCTCTTTCCCTTTCCATTGCAGAAGCTGATCCTCGTCATGCATGATTTCAAGCAGACGGAACGCTTCGTTCAGTGGTAGTTGGATGAGAGTGTCGATGCTCGTGGGAATCTCCTGGACCGTAGCCTGTTCCTTCACTTCCTCAATGGCTCCAAGGGCCATAAGCCGCTTGACGGTGCCATTTTTGCGGGCAATATCCCACTTGGTTTCAGGAACATCAGTGTTAACGCCAGGACTGAGCTGAATCATGCCAGCGTCAGTGATAATGCCAAACCCTCCCTCACGCGGCGGATTTTCAAGTTCAGGGCGATAAGCAATCAACATTTGTGTTCAAAAGAACTGTTCATTAGCTTAACGCCCATCACTTACCTATCCTCAGGGAGCCTGCAAGTACAGGACGCTCTTGGGATAGTAGAGGGCCACGCCACCCACGCGAGCATGAGCAGGAACGATGAATTCCAGACCACGCTGCTGAGGCGGGAACAGCTCAAGCGGCTGCGGAATGTGCAGTTGCACTTTCTGCGGATCGCGCTTGTAGAACACCATGCGGTTCTTCGACAGGGTGCTCTTGTCCGCGTCGAGCTGGTTGATGGGCTCGATATTGCGGATGTAGGGGTTGGTGCGCAGGAAGTATTCCATCACGGTCACGTCCGAAGAATCGGAATTGCGACGAGTGGAGATGGTGTTGTAATCTTCCCAAGCCATGAGGATGGTATCGGGCTGCTCCTTCATGTTGGAACCGTTGATGATGGCAGTAACGCCATAGTTCAGCAGGTCCAGCATTTCTTGAGCAGTGGTGCCGCTATCGGTGAACCACTTGTCAGCAGCAACAACGTCAACAGTGGCGTTGTTGAAGAAGCCTTGCAGGCCAACGGAAGATTCGCCAAACATGGCCACTTCTTCCACTTTCTCTTCGTAAGCACGACGAACGGCAGAAGCGCGACGCTGCTCGAGAGCGATGTTGGCCATTTGAGCGGCCCGCAGCTCTTGAACCGTGTAGCCGAAGGAACCACCAAACGAGCGAATGTTGATGCTCTTCTCGACTTGGCTGATGTCGGCGCGGGGCAGATCGTCAGCAGCGTCAGCGATGAGTTTGAATTCGCCAGTCGCGTCCATCACGCGATAGGTGAAGGTTTGAGCGCCAGGACCAGCTTCGCTGGTAACAGGCAGAATGGTGGGGTATTTGATGTCGGCATAAGCGACTTCAAAAACTTGAGGGCGGATGTACTCAAGCTGACGCTCGAGAAACAGACCCGCTTCATCCATACGGAAATCAGACATTGGAGGGCCTCCTATCAGGTGTCAGCGGTGAGGGTGAACGAAGGACCGTTCAGCTCAACGATCGCCAGGCCAGAGCCGGTGACGGAGGTGAGATAACGGGCATTCGACAGAATCGCGCTCTTGCCGGCAATGGCATCGCCAGTGAGCTGACCGGCATACTTGACGCCAGTAGCAGTGTGGATGACGCGCACGGCAGTCGCCGGAGTGCAAGTGCCATGAACATACAGGGCAACGGCGCCTTCGTTGGCCACGTTGAGCACTTGCTCGTCCTTCACGCCGGGGCGGCTGTTGGAATCTTCAGCAGTTTCGTCAACGTAGGTGAGCACGTTCACGCCCACGACGGTTTCGCCAGTGCCGCCAATGGTCTTAGCGGAGTTGGCGACAGTGCCGCCAGAGTTGTACACCACAACATTACCGAAGGCCAGGACGGCGTTGGTTTCGTTGATGTAGGTGCCAATAGTGTTGTCACGGATGTCGGAAAGTTGACCTTCCAGCAGTGCGGTCAGCTCAAGCGCATAGCTTTGCTGCACGCCACCTGCCGTCCCGGAACTCACCGAAGAAAAAACGACGGCCATAATCAGCGCTCCTTAGTAACGGAGAGGGGGTTTTTCCAAGCGTTCTGCAGATTGTCCATGTAGGACGCAGGAGCAGAAACAGGGGTGGCAATGGATGCCACAGCTTTGCGCAGTTCGTCGGTCGAGGCGGAGTCGCTGCGAGGAGCAGCTTCAGCCAGCGTGTCGAACATTGCTTGAACGTAATCGTCGGAACGCTCCGACAGATCAGCGTCGCCACGAACAGCTTTGATCGAGGCTTCCATGATCTCACGGGCGCTCTTGCCGGCAAAATCAAACTCACTATCCAGATTGGTGCGAGCTTTGTCAATGAGGGCAACGCGCTCTTCAACAAGCGAATCAATATTCACTTGACCAGCAACAGTCAGATCGGCCTTAGCGGCTTCCAGCTCTTGCTCGAGGGCATCAGCGCGACCTTCGGCAGCGTCGCACTTGCCTTGCATCTCTTTCTTCATGGCATCCATCTCTTCCTTCATTTTGGAAGCGTTGGACATCATTTCATCATATTTGCGTTTCATATCGGCATAACTTGCCTTCGCGTCTTCACGCTCAGCCGACACAGCGGCTGCAAGGGCAGAATCAGCCTCAAAGGAAACGCCGTCAAACACGATGTTTGCGGACATAACTTCTCCTAAGTGAGAGTTGATAAGTTCGGTCACAGCGGCATCCGCTGAATCGAGCATGAGGCGAACATTAGGGCCGCCCCTGGCTCTTTTGACAATGGCAACATGGTTACCTCGGATGTTTCTTTGGTAACCGTCGTAATGCTGACCATCAGGCGTAGTGCCTGGCTCGTCAACATAATCGACCTTGTATCCACAAGACACTTCGCGAACATTGCCGCGCATAATCTCTTCAACCGTCTCCTTATCGGTGACGGTCAGCGTGGACTCAACGAAGCCATCGGAATACGAGACATCTGCACTGGTAAAGCCAATTGCATAGTCCTTAGTGTTTGACGCATCAAGCAACACGGGAGGATGCTCTTTCGTCACACATTTTTCCCTAAAGCTATCGAGAGCCTCTTTCGAGGCAACCTCTTGCTCGGGCCTGTATTCCAAGCGGATACCACCACTTGCATCCGTGTACGACTGGATGCCCGTACGCGCAATGCGAGCACGAACCTTCAAGTAGCCCTCTTCGGTGATTTGGTAATCACTAATTTGGGATACGTCGTAGCGAAAGCATGGGCGTGAATCCATAAATACATACTACAAGCAAAAAGCAGCTATGATGCAACAAGCGATTCACATGCGAATCAAAAATGCAGGAGCGCTGGCATTACGTTTACTATTCTTACGAACCATGGGGAAGAGGGTACATAGGGAAGCGAAGCTCCAGAACGCCACCGGAGACAGATGCCTATATGGGCAGTTTTAGCGACAAAAGTTTTCGCCCGACAGAAAAAATTGTAATCGCAATATTTGATACAGCAGAAAAAGCATTGCACGCAGAGATTTTGCTGCACAATTTTTACCAAGTAGATCGCAATCCGCATTTTGCAAATCGCAGCCGCCAAACAAGTACTGGATTTACATGCCCTTTGGATTACTACCAATTTCTTACTCCTCAACAAAAATTCTTGAGAAATTATAAAATTAGACAAGCGCATTCCATGGGCAGCAAAGGGTTCTACTTCAAGTTAACAAGCCCAAGTGGGGCCATAATTGTTACCCGCAATCTTCGGGAAACTTGCGCAAATTACGATTTAGATCGCAGAAATTTAATGAAAGTGTTGTCCGGAAAAAGAAGGCACTCCAAAGGGTGGACCATTTGCAAGCTGCCTTTGCCATGAAAATTCACGCCAGTAAAGTTAGTGCGGCAAAATTGCCACATCCCCAAAGGCGCCTGTTGATAGCGTCACGGTTGAAAGATGCGCGAGAGCAAAGCGGGCTGTCTCAGCGATATGTTGCCCGGCAATTGCACATAGGACAATCGACATATTGCCGCATAGAACGCGGAGAAAGCGAACCCTCCGCAGTGCAAATTGCCACTCTTAGCGGGCTTTATGGGCTGTCAGTGCTTTGGCTATTGGGCATGCCAAATTTTGTTGTCAACGCGGCTCAATCTTCCTCGTCATCGTCGTCCTGAAGCCCTTCGATTTGTTGTTCGATGCCGGTCATCACATAACTTTTTGCAATAGCCTCGGCCTCGAAGACCAGCATTTTGACTGGTTCAAAATATTCATGGGGCTTGTCATAAGCATTGCGCACAAAGATGTGGGTTTCATCAAGACGCCCATTCTTGAAGTGCTGCTCTTCGACTAGCCGCCAGTTGGAAGTGTCACGATGCTCATGCGCGGAAAGAATGCACAGAGCCTTCATGATGCCAATGCCGTCTTCTTCTTCTTCAATGACGCGGACGTATTCGCTCACGATTGTTCCTTGCGGCTTTCCACCATCTTAATAATCCGATTGGCCCACGCCCTACCAGCGTCACCTCCCCATAAGAGCCATGCGTGAAATCCAGCATCACCTTCTCCTCCAGCTTTATTCTTTTCATGCCTTGAAAAGAACGCTGCCATGCGCTTAATGGTTTCGTAGCTCACCTTCTCCCCATTGGCCAAGCTTGTCGCTCTAGCAACGCCACTACCAATGCCTTGCTTGCCGGCTTCCTGAGTGGTCAGGCCGCCTTTGCCATGCTTCTTGCGCAGCTCCAAGCCGCGACGCGCTGCTGAACGAACAGGCGATGGAGGGGCAAACGATTCAGTGTCGCCCCTCAGCGCTTTTTTGCGCGGCTTTTTCGCAAGGCTGACAAATAACCCTTGCAACGAGCTTCACCGGCAGTTTCGTCCATGGTGTCGCACTCTTCGTCTTCCATTTCTGCCTCTTCTTCCTCTTCGCCAGCAAGCTCTTTCATGAAGGCCAGATAGTATTCATCCCCCATGTCCTTCTTGGGCTTGCGCGAAAGTCCAGCTTCGGAGAGGGCAATTGCCAGTGCTTGCTGGGGATTCTTCACAGCTTCGCCGCTGCTGCTTTTCAGTTTGCCACTCTTAAATTCGCGCATCACCTTGGCCACTTTGGCCTGCTTTTCTTTGTTAGTCATTTTCTATGGGAAGAAATTGATTGGAGCTGTTTCAATGCTAAGCCCTGGCCACACCTTTTCACGACGCAAGATCAATGCTGTCATGATGCGTTCCGCTAGGAACGAAATGTATCGACAATTGTAGCCTTCAATTTGTTTAATTTTTTCTTGGCAATTGCCCCAGATTGGCCACATGCAATCCAGCAAAGTTTGCATGACTTCGCAATAATTTACATGGGCTCCTCGCGCCATGATATGACCAAAGAAAATATTCTGATCAAGCGCAAGCTCTAGTTCTTCTTTCGTGATTGGCATTTGTCCGCGATCCGCAATCAATAGCGCCTGTTCGATGCCGTCCATGCCTGCGTGCCCTTCTCTGTACTGCTTGGCAATGGAAAAGCCAAAATGTTCAGGCTCGGGAATGTACAGCACTGAGGGAGAAGAAGGAGCCAGTCCCTCGTCTGCCCATTGTCTCCTGTACTGAGCATTGCCGATGAACTCTTCCGTGGCATTGTTGACGAGCCAGTGAATGCCAGTCAGTTCGGACCACCACTTGTTGTAGGAGGAAATATTATGCTCGCCCAGATTGTCTAGGGTCCAGCCCGCATAAGAAAGTTGCAGCAGTTCTCCTTGAGGAAGACTTTCTGCCCCTAATTTCATGCGATGGAGAGAAGCGGAGGATGAATAACGAGGCTCGTTATCGCCATGACACATCACATAGATGTGCCAATCTTCAGCTTGCATAGACATCTCGCTTGGCCCAAAGTTCGTTGTAATTGTTTACGCCTGTAGCGCCAACGCCAGTAAGATCACCACCGCCAGAAGGCTTGGACCAAGCCATAATAGTTCCATCGGGCAGGATGAAAGCCCTATTCTTCTGCTCATGCGTAGGAGTTAGCTCTAGATAGTCACCATAAACGAAGTCCGAAGCAGGACCGTTCATTGCCAGTGCCTGACCAAGCAGCGTGGGGCCAGTAGGGCACAATGGCGTGATGCCATAAAAGCGCTCATGGCAATTGTTCACGATCAATTGAATGGCGGTGGTTAGCGCGGGATTGTCGGGCTGTGAATACAGAACAGTCGTGGCGCATGCCCAGGAAGTGAAGCTAAAGCGCTGGATGTCCCTGAAGGCTAACCATTTGATGCGAGGCCCCACTTCCACCGGATTGACCACTCTGATGGCAATGTCCAAATACCATCCACCAAGCTTGTTTAGCAAGCAAAAGCGTCCAAGATCAGCCTTGTACGAATAGGGCTTCAGACAGTCATAAGCCCACAGCACGTCAGGGTCGTAATTGTCGGCAATAAACTGCCTCAGTGTTTCCTTGGTGTAGATCGTGTGATTTGCAGAAGGAAACGAAGCTTTAACAGTGCCAGTGGCATATTGGAGAAACGGCGAAAGCTCATCCCCCGCGTCGCTCAGAAAAATTTGAGAGATTTCCATGGTGATCAAACAATTTTTGCGGGAGTGCCGAAGCCCTTGAACTGTGAAGACGCACCTTGAGCAAGCGTTTCTTCAATGATGCCAAGCATCTGCTTCTGGATGAAGGGCCAAGTAAATGGCTTCTCATGAATGCGTTTATAGCACCATTCCCCATCGGCGGCCAGGAAGTCACGATTTTCGTAATATCCGCTCAAAAGCTCCGCCAAACTTTCGGGCGTAGGAATCGGACGCTCGAGGCCATAGTTCCTATCGGTTTCTGAGCCTTGGCATTGAATGCGAGGTACTTCACCGAAGATTTCCTTCAGACTTGTATGGTCAGGCACCAACTGCGCCACGCCAGTAGCTGCATGCTCCGTATTGACCAAGCCCCAGCCCTCGCCAATGCAAGTATTTACACCCACGTCGCAGGCGTTGTACACCTTGTTGAGTTGTTCAATGGGAAGGCAGTTGTGAGTGGAAAACTCGGGGCTGGTAAGAATCAGCTTGCCCGTAGGGTCATATCCCTCATCTTTAGCCACGCGCTTAAACAGCGGCACCAAGTCCCAGCCCAAATCTTTCTTGCCCATATTGAGCCATAGACGTGCGTCGGGCTTGTCTTTCGCAAACTTGATGAAGCCCTTAATGGTCAAGTCAATACGCTTACGAGGTTGATTCCTGTTGCCATTGAAGACGATAAATACATCGCTTGGCACACCCAATTCCTTCCGGCATTGCTCTTTGTCCATCGGGAAAAACTTTGTAAAGTCCGTACCATGCCCTACCACTTCAACAGACTTTTCATAGCCCATTTTTCGCAGTTCTTCCTTCGCGAACTCCGTGTAGGTGATGAGTTTGTCCCAGTGGTTGATAGGCTCGCATAGCTCCGCAAATAGCCCATAAGAATCAATGGGGGTGTACACAATTGTTTTGAAGCCAATATCCTCCTGGAATTGTTTGATGCCATTAAACAAATTGATCGCCACCCAAATGTCGTTAAGGATGAAAACGAGGTCGGGCTTGATTTTCTGAACCAGCTCTCCAATGCGATGCTGCCCAAACGGGTCCGAGCCGTAGGCCATGGCGGGATACATTTTGCAATGCTCCTGCATTTCATTGGGGTCGCCATGCCAGTTCACGGCCAGGGCATGCACGTCGTGCTCTTTGGCCAGTGCTGGAATCAAATGCTCGCTCACGCGCCCAAAACCAGTTTGCACTCCTACGTCGCCGCAGTAGAGAATAGTTGCCACAAGAAAAGGAAAGCTGGCCTCATCTTACAAGGGTTTTAGACTATGGCAGAAGCGGACTGTGGCATGCGCGTAGCGATTATCGGAGCTGGATGGGTGGGATGCCACTTGGCTTATCAACTCAGAGACGAACACCACATCACGCTGTTTGACCGCAAACCTGAACCGTTTCACGGCGCTTCGCTGGTCAACCAAAATCGGCTTCACCTTGGCTATCACTACGCAAGGAATGCAGCCACTCGTTCGCTGTGCAGATTTACTTTCGATCGTTTTATGCACGAATACGGAAGTCTCACTTACGCAGTGGAGGATAATTTGTATGCGGTGCCAGAAGATGAAAGCTTGCTAGACGCGGGAACCGTCAGAAGCATCTTCCCTCCATTGATCTTTCAGTATGAAGAAATTGAAGCCGACTTTCTTCGCGACACTTCCATGGTTTGGCGCACTCAAGAGCGTTACATTTCTCCCGTCGAGGCCAAACAGTTCTTCTCGGAGCAATTGTCTCCAGTGTTCCAACAAGAACAAATTACCAAGGAAGGCATTAAGCGGCTGAAGCAAGATTTTCATTTGGTGATTGATTGCACGAATAATGCGCTGCTAAAGCCATCAAGCAATGAATACTTTGAGGCAGTGGCAATGTTTCTCTATGACATTCAAAAGCCTTTGCCTTTTGGTGCGCTCACTTATATTGACGGACCATTGTTTTCTTTCTATCCGTTTCACGATGGCACTATGTCCCTGAGTCATGTGGTGCATAGCGTTGCCGCCGATTCAGTGTTGCCCATTGAGGAAGAGCCGCCGATGGAAAAGCTGGAACAATTAAGACACAAGGCAGAGCTTCATGCTCGCTCGTACTGGCCGGGCTTCCTGGACCATCTTTCTCGTCATAGTATTGTGCTGTCAATGAAAAGCAAACGAACCAATGCCAGTGCATATCGAGCCCCGCTGTTCAAACAGCAGGACAATCTTCTGTCTTGCTATACAGGCAAGATTCAGGGCATCTACTTAATCGAAGAAAAAGTGCGCGAAATATTGGAGGGTCTGTAAAGATGAGCGAAATAATGGTACTCACCTGGATAATTCTTTGCCTTTAACAGCTCGCGAATGACTGCCCCTTCGTATTCGGCATTGCGCAACGCTTCAGCAAAACGCTCATGCTTTTCCTGGGAGACAATGGGGCCAATATTTTGATCGCTAATGTGAACATGCTTAATATAGGGAAAGTATTGAACAAGCACATCTTCAGGCCATTGACTCTCTAGCCAGACGCTATTAGTGTCGATCATTGTTGCAGTGTGGGACAATGAGTATTCCGCAAGGCTTTGCACAATTTCTTCGACTGTGAAGAAATATTCGCCACCATAGGGCTTGGCTACGGGCTCAATACAAACAGTGCAATCGAGAGCGGCAAGGGCATCATTCACCCTTGCAAGCGCGTCCATCAAATAACGCCTGTCGCCTTTGCGTAGTCCTGGGCTTCCAAGCACCATTCTCTTCCATCCGTATTCATGCGCCATTGCTATCAAATTGGCCAAGCATGAATCCAGCGCCTGCTCGTCCCAGAAGGCGTCAATGTCCATGCCATAGAACAATGATTGCGCCGAATATTTTTGCAAATAGCCGGAAAAGCGACTGTGCCTTTTGAAGGGCACTGCTTCCAATAGCTCGACGCCATCGGGAAGATGCAGGACAATTTCTGTATGGTCTTCGGCTTCCCAGCCAATTGCACTAACCCCGAGCTTCATTGATAAATGCCTCCATTTCATCCATTACTTCCCCCTTGGAAAGCCAATAACCGCTTTTCGTTGCCATGGTGCGATAATCGTAAGAGATACGCTCACTCCATGAGATTTCAGCATTGGGGAAAAACCTATCAATGATTTCTAAGGTTTCAATGGGAGGCGGGAATAAATTGATCACTTCATTGCCTTTTACTTCTTGAATGTCTTGCCACAGTCGCCTGAGCGGATACCACTGATAGGCCGAGTTGCCATTGATTTGATCGATATTGTGATCATTCAGCAAATCAAACAAGATATTCTTTTTGATAAGCGGATGGAAGACGGCTGGCAGTCGCACAATGCAAGTATCAAAGCCAAGCGTGTCTTGGACAAGTGTTTCAAACAAAAGTCTGTTAGAGCCGTAGCTCAATGGTCCAAAATGCGTCCAACAACTTTCATTGCCTCCGCAATTGTCGGGCTGATAAATGTCAATGGTGGAAATAAGAATTACTTTCGTTGCCCATACCTCTGTTAGAACATCGACAATGGAGAGAATATTGTTGAAGTCTTTTGCTGGGTCTTGATTGACCAACCATTTTGTTGCAGGCAGGCAAGCAAGGTACAATTCGTCCACTTGCCCTGGCGCATTGGCAATCTCCGGCAACTCATGAATGTTGCTGGAATTAAAGGTGGCGTCGAAGTTGGCGGATTGCTGCAGAACGCTACCAATCAGACCAGTGTCTCCTACGAGAACTTTCATGGGCTTGAAACTTTGCCCTACTATACTGGCACCGCTTGCGGCTGCTGCCTGAAGTAGCGCACAGAACAGCGGCACCTAGCGCCGCATTCACAACGCTGTCCCGGCAGTGGCACGCTTCCAATGGAAACAACGCCACGAGCGGCATAACGCAGGCAATCTTCGCAGTGCTTGGCTTGCTCGTCCAGGATGCGCCGCATTAAGGAATAGCCTTGTTCCTGCTGTCTGATTTCGGCTCCCAGCCAGTAACTGCCACGAACGCTTTGAGCGTATAAGCCAATGCGAGCCAAAGCCATGGGAGCAGAAACGCGACCGCCAAGCAAATCGGAGGCAAAATTCGCAAGAAAATCATATTCCAAACGAAGCCTTTGACCCACGCGACCATATTCTGCACTGCCCATACCAGCTTTGCCTCCGTGGCCAATAATTGCTGCTTGAATGTGGGCGGCTTTAATAGCTTCTCGCACGCTTCCTTGCCACTGGTCAAGAGTGATTGATCCATCATTGAGCATGCGAGTGAAGCGCTTAAGCGAAGCTTCCAGCTTATCAATGCGTCCGTCGACAAGCTTTTGCACAGAAGCTTGGCTTAAGAATTTGCCGCGTTCGTCCCGATAGCGTCCAGCGTTACGGTCGTAAGACCATGCAGCATCCATCCTGCTAGACAACACTGCTTCTGCAAATGCACTGAGGTCATTCAGCATTGTCGGCTTCCAGGATTTCCTTGAACTTGACAGGAGCCTCCTCCTTCCATTCACTCAAAGCCTTGTCAATGTCAGCCTCCGTAATAAAAGCTTCCTCGTCAATGTTGCCGAGGATCATGCCTTCTACTTTCATGGGCTCAATGGCATCGACTTTGCTGCTGACCATCTTCGCCGGCCCTTTGCGCTCTGGATCGGGATCAGCTTTGCGCTTGCGAGCAACAATGGTTTGACGCTCTTCTTTGCTCATGGCTTGAGCCTTCGCCTCAGGGAGGCACTTGGGCTTTCCTTCTTTCTCTTCACGAGCACCGCATGGTCCCATGATTTCGCCATTGGCCCCAATTCTCACCCATTTCTCCTTGAACCACTTATCAAGATCATCGGCATAAATTTCTTGACCATCGCTCTTGAAAGCGCCGCTCATTGAACCGTGCTTTTCTTTGTACATGCGCTTGTACTGCTGCACCACATAGCCACTGGCATAAGCTGATGGCCACACTTTGAATTTGCTTTTAGCCGCTGCCACGGCTCGACTGTGCAGATCTTTGTCGGTAAAAGTAACATCTCCGCGTCGATGCTCAAGATCACGAGGCAAGTACAAGCCGGCAGCATCTTCCACTTCTCGACTTCCGTCCATGGGAAGAGTGCCATTGGCCTCGTCAAGGGGATCGCGACCACCTGGGGGCACCTTCATCTCACCCCTTTCTTGAGTGGAACCACCCCCAAGTTGAGTGGGAAGTTCCCGCACAACGGACGGATCGAGAGTGAGTTCCATTGACCAGTCAGTGCCACCGTAACGGGCGTCAGCCACCTCCTTGGGACTCAGCACTCCCAGTTGGATGTAACGCCCGTCAACGGCTGCTACACGGGCTCTCACGTCTGCCTTTTCGCGTTCATTCAGCTCGAACAAATCGTTGAACTTGACACGCCATGACTCAGGCATGCGTCCATTTGTGGGACCAGTGCGGCTGAGCATGATTAGCTCCATCAGCTTCTTGAGAGGGCGATGGAAAGTGGATTGCTGGTAGTCTGCAAGCGTCTTGGCAAAATCGCGCTCTTCGCTTCTGCCAGTAGAGCCAAGGCCGCTTGGGCTTTCCCCAAACAACACTGTGTGAGGAATCTTGGAGGCTCCAATGATGTCCACGCGCATCTTTTCAAGGATTTCTCCCACGCCTCCAAAGTTTCTGCTGATAAAAGCAAGCTCTTCTTTCTCTGCATCAATGGCGTAGCCGCGATAAACGCTCTTGCTCATATCATTTAGCACCAGACGATCACGCACATCTTTTTCTTTTCCAGCGGCCAGCATTTGCGCCAAGCCCTTAATCTTGTGAACAAAAATATCAAACTCGCACAACAACGTGGCCGAAGCATTTAGGCCAGTCCAGTAGTGCTTAAAGCTTTCGTAGACAGTTTGCAAACTACTCATCCCCCATCCATAGTTCCTTTGCCTAATGCGATAGGGAAGCCAGTCACCGTCAAAACGCAAAATCCTATCTTTATGGATGTAGGTGAGTTGTGGCTGGCGAATGAGGTCGCCTGAAATGATTTGATAATATGTTGCCTTGGAGTAGTCGTATAGATTTTCTTCGTTAATCACTGGTGCAATTTGCCAACGGTCAAGCACTTCCATGCCTTCAACGGCATAAATGCGGCTCTTGTCTACTGGCTGATCCGCTGGACGCCCATCGTCGATGTAGAGCAGGATGACGGACCCCCCATAGAGCCGAGCATTCTTGGAAGCCAGCATGAAATTCTCGAGGATGTGCAGATCCTCGATAGTTTGTTCAATGCCCACCACCTCCTCGGCAGCGGCACCCTCGCCGCCAAACAGCACCTTGAAGCCTTTGCGGGTGGCCTGCTCGGCATAAATGTCTACAATGCGGCGTGGAAGCCATTCGCCGTACAGAGCTTCCAGCTCTTCTTGAGCCAGGAAGACGATGGGCTGGGCAGTGGTCTGCAGGCTTTTGTCACGGCCTTTGATGCCCATGCCCGTGAGCGCATTGGCAAGGCCGTCCGCTCGCAGACCAGCTTCGTTCGCATGGCCAAGATCTACTGCTTCTTCCGACATTGTTCACATTATGGGCTTGCTTCCATTCTAAAGATGTGTATGATGGCCATGACGTGCGTCTTGTTATGCCCACTCCCATTGAATTTGTCTTTTCCGAAGAGGAACGAAAGCAGGCAATGGAGGAAGGAAAGCGGAGGCAGTCCGTGAATGAAGCAAAAGGGCTTCGTGGTCGTAATCGTGGCGCCGCTCGTGGCGACAAAGCCTTGGAAATCCACTTGCTTGGCGCAGCGGGCGAAATGGCCGTGGGTTCCTACTTAGGGCTCAAGCATTTGCTCTACAAAGAAAGCGAAGCCAAGCGGGGCTCAGATGACCTGCCCGGCATGGACATCAAAACCCGGTCGAAACATTCTTACGACCTTATCGTGCAACGCAATGAAGATCCGCATAAGAAATTTGTCTTGGTGACCATCGAAAACCATCGCACTCTCATCCACGGATGGTGCTGGGGAAAAGAAGCGATGGACGAACGGTATTGGGCAGATCCAGCTCGCAACAGACCAGCTTATTTCTTTCCAAAGGAATTGTTGCATAACATGGAGGAACTGGCTGTGGCTAAATATCGTGCTGAAGTGTAGTGAGTTTGCAGAGCTAGTCCTCAAGACGCCCCTGTGGCCAAGGCAGCAAAGAATTCTCAACAATCTGTTTGAAGAGAATGTCAACCATGCCATTTGGTCAATGGGAAGAAGGAGTGGCAAGACCTTCATGGCATCAGTGGCTGCTGCCTACATGGCCTTTTGTCAAGATGAACACTTCCGCCGGAGGGTGCGCAAGGGAGAGAAGTGGTATGTGGTGACGGTTGCTAACGATTTGGGCCAGTCCAAGATTGCTCTTGACAACATTCGTCAGCTCATTATCAACAGCCCGCTAGAGCAAGAAATCACAAGGGAAACATCCTTGGAGATTGAACTGAGCAATGGCTGTGTATTCCAAGCTATTCCCGCCTCAGCTCGAGCATCTCGAGGGAAAGCTGTCGTGGCTGTGGTCATGGACGAACTTGCTTTCAGTATTGACGGCGATGCAAACCGTGGCGCAGAAGCCATGTACACAGCACTGTCCCCCTCTATTGCTCAGTTCGGCAAGCACGGCAAGATTATTGAACTGTCGTCTCCATGGCTAACCAGTGGCTTGTTCTACGAGCATTTCAAACAAGCAGAAAGTGGTGAATACCCTGGCATGCAAGCATTGCAGATTCCTACATGGGACATCAACCCTAATCTGCCTTTTGATTGCCCCTTCCTGCAAAACGCTCTCAAGAAAGACGAAGAAAGCTTTTGGGTGGAATATGGCGCCCAGTTCAGGCGTAGCAACTCTGTGCTGCTGGCTCCTGAAGTGGTAGATGTGGCGGTGAACAAAGACAGATCAGTGCTGCCCCCTAAGCGTGAACTCGCTGGCACCTATTTCCTTTCTCTTGACCCTGCTCGTGGTGGCGTAGGCCGAGACGAATACATTGCTTGCATTATTCACTACGAAGGCGAACGCCTTGTCGTGGACAAGCTCCATACTTTCGACGCTGATTTTGAGATTGGTGGCAAAAAGGAAGTGAGCATTGCAAAAGTGGAAGAATGGATTAAGGAGCACCATCGCCTTTATGAATTCCAGAGCATCACGCTTGACCAGTTCAATAGCTCTGCTATCATTCAAGACCTTTCCAAGGATTTCCCCATTACTGAACTTTCATGGTCAGTCAGTACCAAGATGAAAGCCTTCAGCAAGCTGCGCGAACTGTTCAATGCTGGACTAATTGAACTGTATCCGCACAAAAAGCTCATCTGGCAGCTTAAAAATTTGAGCGTGTTGTATCGAGCAAGCGGCCAATGGGCAGTAACTGGCGGCAAAGACTCAGGCGTGGATGACTATTGCTTTGCTCTTGCGGCGGCAGTATTAGATGCGTCAAAAGATGACAACATTGATTGGATAAGGAGCCTTACTAGATAGCGCTTAGAATTTTCACCAATCAGACTTTTCAGCATTTTTGTAAAATGATTGGCGTTGAACTTACGGACAAAGAACTAACCTTTATTCTTGCTCTTCTTGAAGCGGACAGGCAAACAGCGCTGCAGCTCTTGGCGGCTGAACATGCCTACAAGCCCACGTTGTTGCCGAAACTGCGCAATGCAGAAAAAGTGGTAAAAACAATGCAGAATTTGCAGGGATAGACTAAAGAAACCATGCCTGCCTTCCATGGCCCTTCACCCTGCTGCCGAAGAAGCCTGGGAGCTTGCTGTGGAAGCCGCCAGGGCCGTTGAAGCCAGCGGAAGGCTATATGGCCCCAATAGCGAGGAAGTGCGCCTTGCAAGGGCAGCATTCCATCAATGGCGAGCCGAATACATCGAACTCACCGAAGCTCAAGGCTAATGGTGCGCCTATTTTTTTCTCGTAATGGACAGCGGGAAATATGGGAAGTGCCATTCCACGAGGCCCGTCATGTCAATAAGCGATTGTTCCTAGAGGGAGCCGCCGTGTATTGGACGGAAGTCTGCTAAGCTTTTCAAGCTTCCTGCAGGAGCCCACTAGGCGCCTAGTGGTATTCATACCAGGGGAGGGCTCAGTCTCTCCCCGCTCCAACATCCTCGTCACTGTTGGCTTTGGGGATTCCGTGAGTGAGTTGAAGCACTCACAACAAGGCAGAGCGTGGGCCGCACCCATTGATTCCCTAATGCGGGAAAACTCTGCCTCACCCTTCTTCTTTTTTCTTCACCCAGTTTTTTAGGTCTCTCACATAGCTTCGCAAGCTTTCCGCTTTTTCCAAGTGCCAAGGATCGTGATCCTCGAAATAGCGGGAATTGTGCCAATCAATGGCTTGAAGGAGACGATGGATGATGGGATTGAGAGGCTCACGCAACGGCGTGTTAAAAGTTCGCCGCTCCTCGGACATTGGTGCGGAAGTGATCGACGATCAAATCCAATGCTACAGGAGTGAAATCGTTCCTCTCAACGCAGGCATTGAAAAATCGTTGATCAACTTGCCCATCTTTTATCACTAGATGGCAGTGAAGGTGTCCGTGAACATTACCTAGATAGTGCCCACGAAGATTGTCGGGATGCACTGGAATGTGCGTGAAAATAAGACCACCTGGCAATGCCTTGCCTGCATGGTGAAACATGGCCCCGCGAATGTCTTCAAAATACTCGGCGTAGTCTTTGAGCTTGAATGTATCGTGGTTGCCGCGAATGAGAATCTTTCTCCCATTGCATCTGGCTAAGTTTTTTAGCCCACTACGCGGAATCGCTACGTCGCCAAGATGGTAAACAGTGTCTTTATCCTTAACCACTGCATTCCACCGCTCCACCATTGTCTCATCCATTTCTTCGCACGAAGAAAAAGGACGCAATGAGGAACCATCGGGCTGGATAAAAGACAAGCTTTTGGCGTGTCCCCAGTGGCTATCTCCAATGACGAAGGCGCTCATCAGTCGTACTCCTTGATCACCATTCTTGAAATGGGAGTTGCCTCTATCAGGCTATGAACGCGACGCTCTGCTTCGTCGACAGTGGTAAATGTTCCCCTAAATTCCCACCAGAGCCAGCACCGCTCTTCCACATCGTATATGGGCACTCCTGCTTGCACAAAGGATGAACGCCTAACAATGCGAAAACGAGCCATAGGGCGCTTCTGGGAATCGAACTCCAGGACTCTAGGCTATCTGCCTAGCGTGTGCCAACACTTAAGCGCAAGATCGGTCCTCAGCATGGCACATGCCAAGTTCAGACCGAAGGGGAGACCACGGCATTGAACCGCGAGTGAGAGCCCATCCCTTCTCCCAAAGGCCCCAGGTTTGAGCATCGTTGAGAGGCTTAGGGGCGAACAGTCCGTCGAGCTTGCCGAATGGGTCGAGGGCTCACCAGTGGACCAGTCTGGCAGGAACGTCTTCCTGACCCGCAAACACGGGATTTAACGCAAACCAGCAACGCTCGAAAAGGACCGAACTAGAATCGACGCAGTGCCCATTCTTGCTGGCTGCACACTGCCGACAGAGCAGCAGTGATGGTGGACAGTACCGGCAGGCAAGCCCGTCGCATCTGTCGTTCGTAAGTATAGCATCAACCACGCCCGTAGGCAGGAAGATTGAGCGCGTTGGTCTCAAAGAAAGCCGGCACCGTGCTGGCGCGAGTTTCGTTCAGCTCAGGAGCCTTTCCGCTGTAGAACAAACTGTCGCTTTGACGCAGCCAGAAGTCCTTGTCAAGATATTTATTGTCCGATGATCCAAGCTTGTCATAAATCCATAGCGCCGTCATCTTGCGAAGCTTGTTCAGACTGTCACCATACTTTTCGCCAGCTTCTTCGCAAATCTTTGTGTGGCAGAAGGCGTGACAGATTTCATCGCGAGAAATATCCGTTGCAACAGTGCGAAGCCCTTTGTCTCCATTGAAGCGAAAGAAAGGAAGAATGGTAAAGAACAAGCTCCGCTCTAGTACTGCCACTTTGGCCATGGGATGGGCAGGATGGTCGTACCAAGCCTGACGAATGCGCATCGCTTCCTTCTCTGCTTGTTCGTTCGTGCCATGAGCAGCAGCAACGTAGTTGAGAGCTTCGTCATGACGTTCTTCGTCTTTAATGTTGCTATAGATGCTTTCAATGAGCCCAGGACTGTTAGGAAGTTCCCGCTCTAGGCCCTCAAGAAGCATGTCCTTCACAGGCAGTTCAAGGTGACGAATGGCAAGGGCGCGGAAAATCGTTTCCTCAGAGCCTTCCACAAAATCACCTTTAGTAACAGGCACTGCTTGCCAAGGACGCTTGCGGGCAACTGCAGAAAAATAATCAAGAACTGCCATGTGAAAAGAAGCAATGGTAAAAACAAAGGACGACAAACAAGGGCAGCTAATGCTGCCCCATTGTCTTAAACGTGGCTCACTCTGCGCAGGCGCTACAGAAGCCAGCTTCCAAAGAACAAGCCTCAGGCTCGTCCAAGCTAAAGAAGTCGGCCAGACTCTCTCCCAAGTCTACTCCAACATCGTCCTTTGCTTGTGTGCCTGATTGCACTTGCAGCGCATAGTAAATAGACGATTGAGGACTGGCAAGCCATTCGCGAAGAAAAGCTTCATCACAAACGGTCATATCAGACCACCAGTTCATGGAATAGCCATGGAAAAGACCAGTGCGGCGCATCAGCTCAACAATGCCATCGGCTACTTTTTTAAATGCTTCCCAGCCCACTTGCTCTGCAATCTCCACTGGCCCATATTCAAATCTTTCCACACCCATCGTCTCGCTATCGCGGTCAATAATTTGGTCAATGGGAGGAGCAATTTCAGGAGCAGTCGTAAAGCCTCTAGAGTCCAAATACCTATAAGAGCATGAAGCCGTGGGAGCAATGGTAAAGGCACGTTCCATACCATGCTGCCTGGCAATGTCCGCAGCACCAAGCAAACCTAATTGAATGGCGGCTACGGCGTCGCCAGCACGTTGATCAGTCCAATGATGGCACCAAGGATGAGGATCCTCATCAAGATAAGCTTCCAAAGCTTTGCCAAAATCTTCGTAGGAGATGTCATGAATGGAAAGGAAATTAGCTAAACCAAGAATGCCAAGCCCCACTTGCTTGTCAATGGAAGGCGAAAGGTATTCGCCAGTGTCGCCCACGCCAGTGGAAGGATGAAGCTCGCACAGTTGCTTCATACCATCCTTAAAAGCTTGCTCTACATCATTGATGCCACAAGCACCGAGATTGACATGCTGTAGAAGACAAGTGCCACGATGAGGAAGATAAATTTCGAGGCAGACATTTCCACGCAAGCGTTCTCCTTTTTCGTTATAGCGAATCTTATTGAGCCAAACATCTCCGCTGGAAATGCCCTGGCATAATGCTTTGATGAATTCAGGCGAAGATTTATCAAGAAATTGCTCATCCACATCAATGCAGCGCTTTGCCCATGGAAATTCTGATCGCGGAGCAGTGATTAAATCAATGGCATCGGGATGGTCGTAGTCAAGATGTAAAACAACAGCACCATTTTTGTACTTGCCACCACGACGCAGAATTTCATTGAGCGTGGAATAGATTTTGCCAAAGCTGAGTGGACCACTCGCAACAAGCCCTTTGCCATTTTCTTGGCCTTTGGGACGCAAGTTGGAAAGATGCACTGCCACGCCAGCGCCATTACGAAGGCCATGGGAAACAAAGCGCCACGATTGCTCAATGCCATCTGGCCCTTCCATTGAATCTTCCACGACGAACACCGTGCAACTCACGGCCAAGCGCCCCTCAGGATCATTTAACCAGCTCTCCACTCGTCCAGTTCGAGCAATCTTTTCGCACTTTGCGCTTTCTTTGAGCTTCATGAGACAACAAAGCCCGCTTTGCGCGGGCCGAACGAACACTCCTTACTGTAGCTCAGTCGCAAAGCCCTTCAGGATCACTTCCACTTTGCTGATCCCTAGCAAAAAGCAACGCTTCGCTTTTTGTACGGAAATAATACGGCTTACCTCCGTAAGCAATGAACCATTGATAGCCAGGGCGACTGTGAACGGGCCAAAGCTTAATCGCTCCAGCCATGAAAGGCATTGGCAGATCATCTAGCATGGCACCAAAGCTTAATCCTTCCACGCTATCAAAAGAAACAATGGGGGGAGAGTAGGATTGGCTACAAAGCTAGAAAATTAACAATCGCACAATGTACATTGCCCTGTTGTTTTCTGGCCATAAGCGTAGCTTTATGAAGCATGCAGGACGATGGCGGGAACTAATTGATGCGCTCGAGGCTGATGGCGCCATTGTCAATTGCTTTTTCCATTCTTGGACGGTGGATTGTCAAGTGGAGCAACGAGGAAGGCAGCGCATTGAAGGCTCCTATGTGAAGGTGCCTTTGGAAGGCAAGCAAGAAATGATTAACGCGCTTCCTTTTAAGAACTATTGCTTCGAGGATGAAGAACAAGCGGAAGCTCAATTAGTGCTACCGGAACGAGCCTTTCTATTGGACAAACAAGCTGCAAAGAAGCACATTGGCATGCAGCTCTATTCCATGCAGCGCAGCTATGAGCAAATGGTTCAATGGGAAAAAGAAAATGACATAGAGCATTCCACCATTGTTAAGCTTCGTTTTGATATAGAGCCTAAGCGCTGGGACAAAAGAGAATTTTTTCTTTCCGAAGACCCTCGCTTTGCTCGTTTGCTCATTGCCTCTAACGAAGCAGTGCATAAGCATCCAGGAGGCGGAGGAGGCTGTTTAACTTGCTGCGAGCAGCATCGTAAATGGTGGGAACAGGGCTGGCGAGATAAAAGAAGCGAGGGGCCAGAGCCCGAAGATGAATTATGGCAGCATGAAGGGGCTCATGGCAACGACATTTGCGACCTTTATGCCATTGGCAATCGTTTGACAATGGAAAGGTATATGACGGTGTATAGCCGAGCAACAAAGCTCTATTCTCCAGAACTGTTTGAGAGCACTTTTAATTTTGTGAAAACCATTCTCAAAAAGCCTTTCAGCGCTTGCAGCGTGGATGATCGTGATTTGCGCTTGGCATTGCGCAACAAAGACATGGAAGATCATCGCCTCGCCTGCTTCTATCCCGAACGTCTTCAGAGGCTCAATCTAGAAGGCTTTAGCGTGCTGCATGCCGCTTCAATGTTTTACAGAGACTAATCCGCTAAGTATTTCTCAACAAAATCTTTGCTGATCAAAAAGGGGCCAAACAGGAGATCAAGCTGCTCTAGCTCTTCTTCGTCTTCCATCATTTCTTCGCAAAGCCAGCAATGTACAAGAGTGAGAATTCTGTCCGTAGCTTGTAGCGAATCAATTTTCCTTTCTATCGCCTCTTCCACTACTGACGAGCATTGCTCATGAATGCCTTTTGTAATGGTCTTCTTGCCATTGGCTTCTTCCATGGCGGCGTAATAACCAAAAGCAGCGGCAGTGGCTTTATCGGCGCACCATTCAAAACCAGCAAAGCGCTTCTTCAGCTCAGAAAGGGAAGGTTCAGACATTTCAGGACACAGGGTGTATTTAGTGGCGAGGCGACAAAGCTCCTCAAGAGAATAAGTCATTACCAGTCAGGGTAAAAAGAAGACAAGCTTTCTTCCCCATGATCAATGGAAAAGGAAAGGAGGTCAAATTGATAACCATCGTATCTTGGAAAGCTGGTTTTGTAAAAGCTGGCTTTGGGCAGTTGCATGAGCTTCTCAAACATTGCTAGCACTTTGTTCTTATAGCGCCTGCTGGGCGTGTGGATGCGCCATACGGAACGCACTTCCGAAACCGTTTCAAAGGGGTCGTGGTAGCTCATGGCTTCTCAGGCAGGCTTCAGCATAGCCGCTTTATTCCCAATTGAATTGTTAAGAAATTCTTTAATTTTTAAGCTTCATTGCCCAAAACCCTAGTAAAACCGTCGCAGAAGACCCACAGGCCGATATATGATAGGCATAGGCGCAGCAGCCGCCTGAAATAGTTAACGATGGTTGTTAACGCTGCAAGGAAGGTCGCCTCGCGAAGGAAGCCCTCAAGGCGATTGTTTCAAGCGACCTTCCTCCTGGCCCTCTCGAAAAGCTTTCATAAGCTCCCTTCGCAGAGGCCCGATACGCGCAGAAGCCCCCAAGGCGATTGTTCCAAGGGCCTCTTCTAACAACCATCTCCTAAACGACTTTCTTCTTCTGCTTAAATGCTCGTAAATAGCCTCGAGCCGCTGAAAGTGTGCGCAGCAGCAATAGAAAAATGAAAATTAAGCAATAATTTATGCCATAACGGCATTACTAAGAAAAATCTATGGGAAAGGCATTAATCTACGCCGCTTTGGGCGGCTTCTTCTCGTAAGCCTTTCCTTGGTGCGAACAATCTTAATGCGCTCACTCCAATGCATTGCAGACTAGATCGTTCGCGCAGTGCGCACTAGCTTTATAAGCACGTTCGTAAATTGTTGGAGTGGGTGTAAATATTGGGCAGAAAAAGTCGTTTGAAAATATCCCGTCATCAATTTTGGGATACCCCGCACCTCTGCAAAACTTTTTGCCGTGCTACTGCGCTGCAGCCAATCTACCACCAATCCGCCGCCAATTCTGTAGCCGTTGATACAGTTTCATGGTTTGCAATGATTAGGAATGCTGGACAACCGGCAAATCTGGAGAATTCCCCCCTTGCCCAAGCAATAGAAAGGCCCCACCTAATGGCAGGGCCTGCAGCCAGGAGACAGCCTGGGCCCCTTATTCGGCCCATTGAGTGGTGCTGAAAGCTGCCCGACCACCCCCGGCCAGGGGCTGCCATGCACCGACCAAAGGCTGAAGGCTGAAGGCTGCAGCCTCGGGCCCCCGGCCCCTGCTGGCCTTGGTGCGCAACAGCACAGCCACGCCGTCAAACCCTAGGGGCTGAGGCCCTGCAGGATCGGCCCAGCGGTGATCGGTGGCATCCCCATCAATGCACAGCAAGCGGGCCACGCTGTCCCCATCGCGCAGGATCAGTACGTCGGGCAGGGGCTGCCCCTTTGCAAAGCCTGCAGGCACAGCCAGCCGGAATCCTGCGGTGATGGCGGTCAGTGCTTGGGCAATGCCCCCCGGTCTATCAGCAGCCAGGGAGGCTGTAACGTCCCATCCTGCCGATCGTTGGGCCTGCAGGCCCAGGGGGCCAGCTACAGGGGCCTTGCTGTACTCATACAGTCTGACGGTGCCTGCAGGGGCCAGGGCCAGGGCCTCAGCCAGGGTGATTCCTTGGCCAGGGGCTACGGGCAGCCCGTAACGACGGGCCAGGGCTTGGGCCTCTGCAGGGCTGACAGTGAAACGCCACAAGTGGATGGGGCTGTCATCGGTGCCCCTAAGTCTGACAGCCAGGGGCAGCCCCTTTGCCTGGGCCTGCCGGTAAGCCCGCGCAATAGCCCACAGCACGGCCCGAGAGTAGACGGGGCCCCCGGCCAGCATGGCAAGCGTGCGACGGGCACGGGCTGCTGCCACGGTCACAGACAAACCCCCGTGGCCAGCCCAAGCCAGGCAGCCAGCCGCGCAGCCTTTGGAAGCCCAGGGGCATCCATTATGGGCCATGGCCAGGGCCAGGGTATCAGTACTGCTGGCCAGTTCAGCCAGACCAGGCACCCGCGACCGTGGGGCTGTGGGGCCAGCCTCAGGTCCTGCAATGGCAGCAGCCAGGGAACGAGCGGGCAGATGGTGCAGGATCACGGGCCAGGCCAGGGCTACCCCCTTTGCAAGCTTGGCATTGGATGCCCCCACTGTCAGCAGCCCGTCAAGGCTGAGGCCAAACCTTTGGAGCAGGGCTGCCACGTCAGCAGGCAGGCGGGCAGGGGCCACGCTACGGGCCAGGGGGCCAGGGGCCACGCTACGGCCAGGGGCTGCAGGGGCAGGGGCTGCAGGCAGCCGCCCCGTGATCTCAGCCCCCACCTTTGCCAGCAGCCGCAAAGGGGCGCCCTGATCCACGGCCTCTAGGGCGGCCTCAGTCGCAGCCTGTCGCCAATCACGGCGGCCCTCAGCGGCCAGGGCTGCAGCAGACTCTCCCGGATCATCCCAGGCCACACGGCCACCACGGGCAGGATGGCGCCATTCTCTGCCCTGCTGCGGCTGCTGCTGCTGCTGGGAGTAGGTCACAAAGGCGGGTAGCTCAGGGCTCAGATCCTCCCAGGCCATGGCCAGGGCCAGATCCTCCTGATCAGCCTGCAGGGCCTCAGGGCTCAGATCCTCCCAGGCAAGGGCCACCGTCAGATCGTCCTGGGCCTGCCGCACAAAGGCGGGTAACTCAGGGCCGGGGCCTGCAGGGGCAGGGGCTGCAGGGGCAGCGGCAGCGGCTGCAGCCTTGACGGCACGGGCACGGGCAGCGGCGGCATGATCGCGCAGCAGGGCAGCGGCCACGTCTGCCAGCGTCTGGCAGGGGGTGGCGCATGCACCGGGCAGCCAAACGTTCCATCCGTAGCGGCCCGCATTGTCCAGGCGGATCATGCGGCTGCCAATGGCACGGGCGGCGGCCTCAATGCGGGCGGCAGTGTAGCGGGGGCGGGGGGCCAGATAGGCGAGGCCCTCGGCTGCTGTAAGGGCGGGGGCGGGGGTGGTGGTGCGCATGACCTGGGGGGGTGAGTGGGCCCAGCTCTCGCCGGGATACCCCCATTAGAGGGCCTGCCCCCGTATCACGTCAACCAAAGGGGCAGGCTAGGGGGCCAGTTGCAAAGGTGGCCCACTAGCCCAGGACTGCAGGGGGCCAGAGATGGTAGGGGCTGCCGCTGCTGCTGCCCGTGATCGCCACCCCCCGTAGAAGTAACCGCGCAGGCGCACGCGCCTACCATGAAACAAGCGAGAATGGCGGCCTGATCAGCAGCGCTGATCATTGGCTCTGGTCCCATAGGCTCAGCTTGTCTGATCAGCTCAGCTTGTCATGCGGGCCACGGCTCATAGGCTCAGCTTGTCAGATAGGCGCAGCTTGTCAGAGGAGACGGTCAGATCAGCTCAGCTTGTCAGATAGGCTCAGTCTATGGGAGAGGGGCTGGCCCATAGGGCTGGCTTGTATGATCAGCCGGGCTGATCATTGGGGCGGGAATCATAGGACCAGCTTATGTAGTACGTTTGTACTACTATGCGGCTATGCGCATAGGAGAATAGTAGTACGCTTGTACCATAGTACGCCTGTACTATTGAGAACGATTCTCATTATCAGTAGTACGTTTGTACTATAGTACGTTTGTATCATTGAGAACGATTCTCATTCTCACGGGGGGAAATGAGAACCATTCTTACTAATACCGAGCTGGCCGGGTCTTTTAGGCACCCAGCCGGGTCTTGATACCGAGCTGGCCGGGTCTTTTAGGACGCTGGCCGGACCCTGCCTTTTAAGTTTTGATCTTGATGTTTCCAGCTTTCAAATCTGCAAATCTTTTTAATTGTATGATAAGCAACATTAAATTCTTTTGAAAGAAAATAAGCGCTTTCTCCATGTTTAACACGCAAGCGAATTGCGCTTACCTCCCAAGATGCAAGCTTAGCATTTTTCTTTGCTGCGCCACACGCTTGTAAACCATTGACCCATGCATGCCTTGCGTTATCACTATTGGTGGTCCATTCAAGATTAGAAATATGACTATTAAGCTTATTTCCGTCTTTGTGATTTACGCACCACTTATCAGCTCCCAGTCCAACTTCCCCAGGGGCAGGAGGCATCCATGAAAGTCGCATCAAATAATAAATAGCACGAGGTTGCGACCTGCTGCCTTCTCTTAGTAACACCCATGGATAAGGATGAGTTGCATCGGTTTGGGGACTCATTAACCCTTTCTTGAAAACGCTCCAAACATCACCGTTTTCGTTAATAAAATAGCGCCCGCCATACCCTGGGACCTCCTTGAATCCCTTGGGCACGCTGCTATGCTTGTCTGTAGCCATGGCCAAACCTTCTCTTTGGTAGTGGTTAGAAACGGCGCGGGACTGGCATCTCGCGTCGTTTTGCCATGCTAACGCACAATCACCAGCCTTGGCCTGCTTGAGCCGCCGCGACGGCGGCTTCTTCGTCCCTGTACGGCCCTCCCACCTCTTCTCCATCGTCCTCATACCAGTACCAGCCTTCCACAAGCTCTGTGCCCTTGCAGCAGGCTTCAGAGAAATAATCAACCAGTATCACGAGAATTCTCCAATAATGTAGTCAAAAGGGCCGTCGCCACCATGGCCAATGCAATGGTCAGGATACAAGGCATGCCTGGCAAGCCCACAAGGTCCAATCGTAGCGTGATTGTCTGCTAACCATTTCTTGTCGAAAAGCTTTTCTGACCGTCCTTTTCTATCCCAAACAATGGAAAAGAAAAGAGCAGGATCAATGGAATCTCCATACTCGTTTCTGATTTCATAGTCTTCTTCTTCTGTTTTGTAATGAATGTAGCTCCATAAAGTGGCCCAATTGTCTAAACCAAGCTCAGGATATACGTGCAAGCCAAAGCACCAGCCCTTAGAACTCTTGCCGAGGTGTAGGGGCTTTTCTGGTTCCTTGCCGCAATGCTCACAAGAAGGAGCGTGCAGGAAATAGTTAGTGCCCATTATTTCACTTCCTCCACAAGCTTGTTCCACATCCATTGCTCCTTCGTATCAGGGCGCATCAGCTCGTAGCCTTCGTGGTCGACAATGCTATCACCAGCGCTGTCCACATGCCCTTCCATAGAAAGCCTCCAGAGGCCCTTACAAGAGCCTTCTGCATCAAAGATGGCAATGGTATCTTCTCGGTCTTCCATGGCCAGTCTGGTGTGGAAGAGGAGCTCTTTAAGGCTCGTTGCTTGGTAGCAGCCCTTCGTTGCAGAGAAGTAGGGGCCATTGTCTTGAAAGGTGCGGACGGTCGCTCTTGCCTTAGGGCGCATAGTGGTTTTCATGGTTCAGAAAGGTTCGTAAAGGGGCTCGTAGTCTTCTTCGTCACTTGGCAGTTCCTTGATGATGAACGAGGTGCCAGCGGCTTCGTAGATGGTCTTTAACTGATCACGCTCTTCAATGGTGAGAGCATAATCTTCGTAGCCATCTTCAGAAGCAAAATAAAACACTGAACGAATCATTGGTCTTCTCCGATAATGCGAAAATCAGGATCATTTTCCTTTTTAATCCATCGACACTGATTGGTGCCAGGG